TGGTCGTGGCCTCGGTCCAGACCGTGAGCCGGGACAAGCGGCTGGCTGAGCTGGCGCTGAGTGCCAAGTCCTCCCCGTTCGGCACGCTGATCGTGGACGAGGCCCACCACGCACCGGCACCGACCTGGACCAAGGTTCTCCAGGGGATGGGCTCCTGGTCCGAATACGGCCCGTTGACCGTCGGGTTCACAGCCACCCCGGAGCGCGACAACGGCAAGACCCTGGGCGTGTGGGAGCGGGTTGTCTCTTACATGTCAATCCGGGAAGCCATCTACGGCGATCGCAAGAAGGGGGAGGAGGGCGGGTACCTCGTCCCGATCCTTCCGGCCGTGGTGGTCGAGACCAAGATGGACATGGGCAAGGTCCGCAAGGGCTCGGACGGGGACCTGTCCGGCGGAGACCTGGGCAAGGCCATGGAGGACGCGGGCGCCATCGAGCAGATCGCGGACGCCTACAAGGAGCACGCGGCCGACCGGAAGGGCGTGGCTTTCACCCCGACGATCGCCACGGCGCACCACCTGGCGGCCGAGCTGTGCAAGCGCGGCATCCCGGCCGAGGCCGTGGACGGTGGGACGGAGACCGAACTCCGGCGCGCGATCCTCCGGCGCCTCAAGACCGGTGAAACCCAGGTCGTGGTCAACTGCGCCGTGCTCACCGAGGGGTTCGACGAGCCCTCCGTGTCGTGCGTGGTCGTGGCCCGGCCCACCCGGTTCCACGGGCTGTACGTCCAGATGGTCGGCCGGGGCACCCGCCTCCACCCCACCAAGAAGGATCTGATGGTCCTGGACATCGTGGGGGCCAGCAACCGGCACGAGTTGGTCGGCCTGGTGGACCTCGGGCTGGACATGGATGCGCCGGTGGAGCGCAAGGGCCCGGGGGAGAAGCAGGCGTGCCCGAGCTGCGAGGTGCCGTGCGACTTCCCCGAGCACCGGTGCCGACTCTGCCAGCGCTATCTCCCTCGGGACATCTGCCTGGGTGGCGGGACCCGGCACGAGAATTGCCGGGCCGTCGGTGGCGGCAAGGTGGACGTGTTCGGCGCGTCCCGGCTGACCTGGCTGCCCCTCCCCGGTGGCGCGTACTGCCTGACCGCCGGTAAGGAGGTCGTGGTGATGGCACCGGTCAGCACCGACGCGTGGAAACTGGTCACCTACGAAGGCAACCGACTGACCGTGATCCAGGACGAGATCCCGGCTGACTGGGCCATGGGCATTGGGGAGGACAGGGCCAAGGCGTTCCAGAAGCTGGCCGAGCGATCCGCCCGGTGGCGCAAGAACAAGCCGTCCGAGGCTCAGAAGGCACGCCTGATCCGCCAGGGGTTCCCGTCCGAGAAGCTGGACCGCATCGCGACGGCAGGGGAGGCCAGCGATCTCTCCACGCGGATCGCGGGCCGTCACGCGCTCCGGCGCCTGGGAATGCTTCCCCGATGACGAGCGACGGACGGCCCCAGGATGAGGCCAACAAGGCGCTGGAGGTCGGGGACTACATCGTCCGGGTGGCCTGGGAGGACCGCCACCCGGCCGGGGCCGACCTCCAGACTGCGGCCCGGGACTCGGTGATCAGGTTCGCCCGGCACTACGGATACACGTTCCGGTGGGTTCACGATCAGTACGGGGAGCGCTGGAAAGACGGATTTGCTCAACGGGTCCACGGCTGGAGGTCCGAGGCCCGCGTGACCGGCCGGGTTGCATACTTGCCCGGCCGGGCTGTAAGGTAACGTTGAAGGCGGGGGGAGATCAGTCCCCCCGCATCATCTGAGGACGGGGAGAGTCCATGGAGATCAGGATCAGAACGGCGGAGGAGTTCCACGCCGACCACGTGACCATCGAGATCACGGGGTCCGGTGCCGAGATCCGCCAGGTGGCCGAGAGCCGGGTCTACACCCAGGCCGAGATCGACCAGTACCAGACCAACGAGGAGATGCACCTGGAGCAGATCGGCAAGCTCCGGGGCCGGGTCTCCGAGCTGGAGGAGAAGGTCCGGGGATACGACGAGGACCGGCACACCGAGCGGAACCGCGCCGACCGGGTCACCCGGGAGCACTCCACGTGCGCCGGGAAACTGGAGCTGCGCGAGAAGGACGCGGACATGTTCCGGGCCCAGCGTAATGAGCTGGAGCGCCGGGTGGCCGAGCTGGAGGAAGGGCGTCAGGCCGACCACCGGGAGATCGTAGAACTTCGGCGTCAGCGGGACGAGGCCAATCTGAAATTCAGCACGGCCCACGTGTGCACCGGCGGATGCGACGGTGACCAACACGTGGCCATGCTCGGCCGTCAGGCGCTGGCCAAGCTGGAGAACGACGTGGCCGAGCTGACACGCCGGATCGACAACACCCGGGTCATCCTGTCCAACCCCGAGGTGACCCGGGTCTGCGAGATGACCTCCGCACGTGGAATCACCTTCCTCAGCCGGGAGATCGGCAAGGCTCTCGACACGCTCGCGTGACACTGGACAACGACGGACCGGCCCACCGGGGGTGGGCCGGTCGTTTCATCGGAAGGAACCGAGCGTGACCAACCTGAGCACCGAGCACCGGGCATACCTCGCCAGCCAGGCCGTGGACCCCGACCTGGCTGAGAAGCTGGGTGTGCGCACCGTCAACAGCCGCGCCGACATGGAGGCGACCGGCGACGACAACTGGGTCAACTTCGCCAACTTCCCGGCCATCCTCTTCCCCTGGACCTCCCCCGACGGCCGGGTCATGTTCCAGGCCCGGCCGGACAACCCGACCGTGGACCAGAAGACCGGCAAGCCCCGCAAGTACGTGTTCGGCCGCGCGGCCGAGCCGGTCCTGTGGGCCTTGCGCGAGGTGGACGGCGCAGACACCGCGCTGATCATCGAGGGGACCAAACAGGGACTGGCCGGGGCCAGCTACGCACCGGCCGGGATGAGCGTCTACTCGATCGCCGGATGCCGGATGTGGCAGATCGACGGGGTGCCGATCCCCGACCTGGCCGTTCTGGACGGCAAGAAGGTGGTCGTGATCCTGGACGCGGACGCGGCCACCAACCCGGACGTCTACTCCGCCGGGATGGGGCTGACCGAGGCCCTGGCCATGGAGGGAGCAGACAAGGTGCTGTTCGGCCGCCTCCCCGGTGGCGGCAAGTCCGGCCTGGACGACATCCTGGCCAGCCGACCGGCCGACCGGCGCGCCGCGTACCTGGTCCGCCTGATCGAGGGCGCGAAGCCCAAGCCCGCCGACCGTGCGCCCAAGGCGCGCAAGAAGGGAGGGACCGTGCCGACCGGGGGAGCCGACCGACCGACCCTCATCGTGAACCGCGACCGGTACGAGGTGATCAACGACCTGACCGACGCTCTCCTCAAGCGCTGGAACGCCACCGAGCTGTTCAGCCATGGCGGGGTGATCTCCCGGCGCATCAACGACGCCATGCACCCGGTGGACCGGGGGTCCTTCCACGACATCGTCCAGGCCACGGCCGTCACGGTGAACGAGAACGAGGGAGCCCAGGGCACCACCTACTCGTTCGCCTGGCCGGACTCCGGCACCATGGCCGCGACCATGAGCCGGTCCGACCGGTTCGCCAAGCTGGAGCGGCTGGCGCACGCGCCGTTCGTCCGCCCCGACGGAACGATCGTCACCGAGCCCGGATACGACGAGACAACCAGGACCATCCTCATGCCGGACGAGGCATTCGAGGGGATCGAGGTTCCGGAGAGCCCGACGGCCGACCAGATCGCTCAGGCCCGAAACCTGATCATGGAGGAGTGGCTGGGGGACTTCCCCGTCGACACCGAGGCCGACCGGGCCAACCTCCTGGGCCTGGTGATCACCCCGACGATCCGGGGCATGATGCCGCGCGCCCCGATGGCCGTGGTTGACGGCCTGCAGATGGGCGTGGGCAAGAACCTGCTGGCCGACTCGATCCTCACGGTCTACACCGGCCACGCGGCCCAGCCGATGAACTGGGTGAACGAGCCGGACGAACTCCGTAAGCAGATCACCAGCGCGTTCCGCACCGGCGCCGAGTTCTTCGTGTTCGATGAGGCGCCGGTCCTGGAGGGCGCGGCGCTGGCTCAGGCGCTGACCGCCGAGACCTGGCAGGACCGGATCCTGGGCGTGAGCACCATGGCCCACTTCCCCAACCGGGTGACCTGGATGTCCCTCGGCAACAACGTCCAGGTCAAGGGCGACATCACACGCCGGGTCTACCGGATCGCACTTCGGCCCCGGTACGCCAACCCCCAGGACCGGGCGGCCAGTTCGTTCCGGCACCCCGGCCAGTCCGGCCTCGATCTGCTGAGCTGGACCCGCAAGCACCGCAAGGAGCTGCTGACCGCGATCCTCACCCTGGTCCGGGCCTGGTACGCCGCCGGTGCCCCGTACCCGAAGCGGGGGGTCAGCTTCGGCTCGTTCGAGGTCTGGGAACGGATGGTGGGCGGCATCGTGGAAACGGCCGGGATGGCCGACTTCCTGGGCAACCTCAAGGTCTGGCGCTCCGAGTCCGATTTCGACTCCCAGTACTGGATCGGCCACCTGGGCTGGCTGCGGGACCAGTTCGCCGATCGTCCCTTCAAGACCGCACAGGTCCGGGAGAAGGCCCTCACCGATCCGGCCTCCTTCCTCGCCCCGCCCAAGTTGGACGACCCGAGCGAAAAGACCTACGGCAAGGCTCTGGGGGAGGCGTACGGCCGCATCCGGGGCCGGAGGTATGGGGACCACTGGCTGGAGCGCGTCGGTTCGGCCCACGGCCACGTGAGCGTCTACCGGGTGTTCTCCGACGACGACCTCCCCCCGGCGCCACCGGTGGAGCCCGAGCCGGAGAGCCCGCCGTGGGATGACACTGACGTGTCAATCCCTGAGCCGGACCCGGCGCCGTACAACGAGCACGGGGACGCACGCGGCGCAGACGAGTCCGACCTGACCGGCGGACAGACCGACCAGCCCCCGAGCATCACGGACGAACTGGAGGCGCTGGTGGCCGGAATGGTGGACACCGAGTGGGACGGAAAGCTGGGTTGCTCGCTCCACGGCGGGGTGTGCGTGGACCGTGGGCCTGACGTATCCGGGTGGATTGACTGTGCCCCGACCGTGTGCGGCCACGAGCCCGAGGTAGAGGCCGTCAACGTGGTCACGACTGAGGAAGGCCACGGCCTGTTGAGCCCGATCCAGATCGATCCGGACGAGGACACATCGGATGGCCACTTCCGGGCGCTTCCTGACGTTCCCAGCGTGGTGACGTTCGACCTGGAGACCGGCGATGCCGGTGACCTCTACCGGGCCGACCCGGAGACGTACGTCCGGATCGGAGCGACCGCGCGCGATGACCAGGACGTGGATGCCCACACGACCAAGCGCGTGGCCCAGTACGTGGCTCACGAGATCAAGCGGGGTCGGACGGTCACCGGCCACAACATCATGGCGTTCGACATCCCCGCCCTGGTCCGGTCCGGCGCCATGACGATGGACGAGGTCCATCGGATGGTGGCCGACGGTCGGGTGTTCGATGCCCTGATCGGCGCCCGGTACCTGGACCCACCGATGGCCCGGGACAAGGGCGTGGACGCGGCCCGCAAGTACGACCTGGGCACGCTGGCCGCCAAGTACCGCCTGGGCGAGAAGCTGACCGACGTCAGCCACGGCCTGGAGAAGAAGTACGGCGGGTGGGACCAGATCCCTATCGACGTCAACGATCCGAGCACCGAGCGCGCGGCCGATGCCGCCCTGTTCATCGACTACATGAACCGGGACGTGGAGCTGAGCCGGTTGCTCCACGCCCGGTTGATGATCGAGCTGGACGGCGTCGTGCCGGAGTACGTGAAGCGGGAACACCGGGTGGCCGCCATCGCCGCCCAGATCACGCACAACGGGTTCCGGGTGGACGAGAAGCTGCTGGCCGAGCGGGTGACGGAGATCCAGCAGACCAAGGAGAAGGCCCTGGCCTACCTGGCCGCCCGGTTCGGGGTGCCGTTGGCGGACGGCAAGGGCACGGCGTACAAGAGCCCGCTGGCGACCAAGGCGGGCAAGGAGGCGATCGGCAAGGCGCTGACGGACCTCGGGGTTCCGGACAAGGCCTTGTGGCGTACGCCGAAGTCCGGGGACCTCCAGCTCTCGGCGGACGCGATGCGGTTCTACGGCCGGGAGTACGGCCAGAAGTCTCCGGACCTCCGCAAGCTCTGCACGGCGGTCTACCGGATCGTGTCGGCCCGGTCGGTCTACGAGACGATCCAGAACCACACCATGCCGGACGGCCGGGTCCACCCCCGGGTGTCGTTCCGCCAGGCCACGGGGAGATGGAGCCTGACCGAGCCCGGTCTGACCGTCATGGGCAAGCGCGGCGGCCGCCACGTGGAACGCGCGGTGCTCCTCCCCGACCCGGGTCAAGTGCTGATCTCGGCCGACCTCAGTCAGGTCGACATGCGGGCCGTGGCCGGTCTGTCCCAGGACCAGGCCTACATCGAGATGCTGAAGTCCGAGGACCCACACTCCGAACTGGCTATCGCTCTGTTCGGTAGTAAGGAGTACCGCGAGCAGGCCAAGGCGATTGGTCACGGCTGGAACTACGGGGAGAGCTTGCGCCGGATCTCGGCCGAGAACGACATCGAGCCGCGCCTGGTGGCTCAGTTCGACCAGTCGATGCGGGAGCGGTTCGGCCGCCTGGTGGAGTGGCGCGAGGAGGTCCGTGCACTGGCCGAGTCCGGCGCTCTGCTGGACAACGGGTTCGGCCGCAAGATGCGGCCCGATCCCCAGCGCGCCCACACCCAGGGCCCGGCGCTGATGGGCCAGGGCGCGGCCCGGGACATCATGATGACCGGCCTGCTTCGGCTCCCGGCGGAGATCCTCCCCATGCTTCGTGCTCAGGTCCACGACGAGATCGTGCTGAGCGTTCCGGCCGACCGGGCCGAGGAGATCGGCCGCACGGTGGTAGAGGCCCTGTCGTTCGAGTGGCGCGGCGTGCCCATCCTGGCGGATGTGAGCCGGACCGGCACGGACTGGAGCAAGTGCTACGAGAAATGACACGTAAGTGTCAGGCAGAGGCCCGGAGAGGTAACTCCTTCCGGGCCTCTTGCCAACTTGGACGTCAGTACTGTAAGGTTCCGCTCAACCAACCGATTGACCCAGAAGGGACATGCTGTGAGCAACATTCAGACGGGGAGCAACGAGGACACACAGGTTCTCACCAGGCGGATCCGTAGCCACCGGGCGGTACCGGGACGAACCCGGATCTCGGTCAGTCTCCGGAGCGGCCGCCACCGGGCGCCCCGCCAGCGCACGGGGTGGAAGACCGTCCTGGCCGCGCTGGGCGTGACCGCGCTCGCGCTGGGCTCGTGCGGCACCCCGGCTCCGGCCGCGCCCGTGATGACCCCGGCGCCACTGGTCTACGACTGGACCACCCCGCCGACCCCCAAGGTCACCCCGGCCGCTCAGCGCCGGATCGAGGTGGTGGACCGGCTGGCCCCGGCCGCGTGGAGGGTGGGCGCGGCGGCCGAGTGGCTGGACCGCTACACGGCCAGCAACATGGTCCTGGTCCCCCGGTGCTCGGGGAAGGCGTACCGGTGCATTACGGTGCGCGGCGGCAAGCTGCCCGGCCGGACCGTCGGCTGGGCCAAGGGGACCACGATCACCATCGACACGGCCAAGGTGGCCAGAAGCCCGTACCGCTCGGCGACCTACCGCCAGCGCCTGCTGTCCCACGAACTGGCCCACACGTTCGGCCTGCATCACGCCGGGGGCCGGAACCTGATGGCGACCACCGTGGACCGGATGCGGCTGAGCCTGACCACTTCGCAGCGTGCATACCTACGCGCCAGGTAGTAGTCTGGCCTAGCGGTGAGGGTTTCCCGGGACGTTGCCCTTACTGCTTTCACTCAGCCCCGGCTCTTGACCTCCCCGTCCGAGAGCTGGGGCTGAGTGCTTTCCAGGCATGACGACCAGGTGTGAGATGTCCCCCTGGTTCCAGATACCATGACGACATGACACGCAAAGTCCCGCTCACGGCGGAGAACAACCCGGGTGGCGCCCGGCCGTGCCCCGAGCACTGGAACCGGCTGGAGTGCACCAAACAGCGCACCAAGGGTCGGGGCCAGTGTCACCAGGCGGCCGTCCGTGGGACCGACAAGTGCCGGAACCACTCCGGTGTGCGAACCGAGATCCAGAAGGCCCAGGGGGAAGCGCGCATCACCGCGTTCAACCCCAACGGCAGTGGCACCCCGATCGACGCCGGAGCGGCCGTGCTGGCCGTGCTCCAGATGACGTACCTCCGCCTGGGCATGTACGCCGAGCTGCTGCGACGCCAGGTCGTGACCGAGGGCGACACCGCTGGGGACTACCAGGACGACGACGCTCCGGCCCCTTCCGGCCTGATCGGCCACCGGTACGGGATGGGTGGCAAGGACGGCATCACCTACGTCCAGACCGAGGAGGTCCGGGCCCTGGTCGTCCTGGAGGCGGCCGAGCGGGACCGGGTGGTCAAGTACGCCAAGACCGCCCACGACATGGGGATCTCGGACCGGCTGACCTCCCTGGCGGAGCGCTGGGGAGACATCGTCGCCGGTCGCATCGCCGTGATGCTGGACGCTCTCGGTCTCACCGAGGACCAGCAGGCCATGGTCCCGGCGCTTCTCCAGGCGCACCTCGGGTCGATCGACATGGAGGGCATGGCCGCGATCACCGACGGCAAGCCGTGAGGATGCGGCCGTGCGGTGCGTGCCGCACGCTCATCCCGGCGGACACCGGGTGCCACCACTGGCGGCCGGGCCGGTCGGTCAAGGCGGCCGACAGCGCGGCCCGCCGCGCCGTGAAGCGGGAGACCAAGGGACAACCCCCTGCCCCCGCACTCGAACCGGTGAACCGGGCCGGGCGCAAGAGCGCCAACCGCCGGTACCAGCAGCAGGCGCGCGAGGAGGCCAAGGCCCGCGTGGCCGAGTTCGCGCGGATCATGGGGAGGACGTACCGATGAGGATCGACCTGGCATCCAAGGTGATGAGCCGGACCCGGCTCGACCGGTGGAAGGACTCCCCGGTGGCCTGGGCCCGGGACTGCCTCAACGTCCGGCTGGCCGGATACCAGGGCGAGATCCTGGACGCCGTCCCCCGGGAGCGCAAGGTGGCCGTCAAGGGGCCGCACGGTCTGGGCAAGTCGTTCTCGGGCGCCGTACTGGTCAACTGGTTCGCCACCACCCGGGACCTGATGGGCCGGGAGTGGAAGATCATTACGACCGCCAGCGCGTGGCGTCATCTCGAGGTCTACCTCTGGCCCGAGATCCACAAGTGGGCGGGCCGGATCGACTTCGAAACCCTGGGCCGGGCGCCGTACAACCCCCGGACCGAGCTGCTGGATCTGCGGCTCAAGCTCAACCACGGCGCGGCCACGGCGGTCGCGTCGAACCAGCCGGAGCGCATCGAGGGCGCGCATGCCGAGGAGCTGCTGTACCTCCTGGACGAGGCCAAGATCGTCCCTCCGGCCACCTGGGACTCCATCGAGGGTGCGTTCTCGAACGCCGGTCCCGACACCGCCGACAACGCGTACGCGTTCGCCATGAGCACCCCCGGCGCCCCGTCGGGGCGGTTCTACGACATCCACCGGCGCGCTCCCGGATACGAGGACTGGTGGACCCGCTCGGTGACCCTGGAGGAGGCGATCCAGGCTGGACGGATCTCCCGGGCCTGGGCGGAACAGCGGGCCCGCCAGTGGGGAGAGGACAGCGCGGTCTACCACAACCGTGTGCTGGGCCAGTTCCACGCCGGTGACGAGGACGCGGTGATCCCGTTGTCCTGGCTGGAGGCGGCCATCGAGCGGTGGCACGTCTGGGACCAGGCGGGTCGGCCGGATCAGGGCGGTCCGCTCTGGGTGGGCGTGGACGTGGGCCGTGGTGGGGACGAGTCGGTTCTCGCCCACAGGGACGGCCCGGCGCTCTGGCTGGAGGGACACCGGCGCCGGGACACGATGTCCACCGTGTCCATGCTCCAGGGCCTGGACGAGCGGCCGATCATCGACGTGATCGGGGTGGGCGCCGGAGTCTACGACCGGGCACGTGAGCTGGGGCTGAAGGCGGTCGCGTACGTCGGCGCCGGTAAGGCCGTGGTCCGGGACCGGTCCGGCAAGTACGGGTTCACCAACGTCCGGAGCGCGGCGTACTACCACCTCCGGGAGCTGCTGGACCCTGCCTACGAACCGACGCTCATGCTCCCCCCGGACGACCTGATGATCTCGGACTTGACTACACCGAAGTGGACGATCACCACCGGGGTCCCGCCGAAGATCCAGGTGGAGCCGAAGGACAAGGTGATGGAGAGGCTGGGACGCAGCCCCGACCGTGGCGACGCGGTGGCCATGTCGCTCTGGGCGGACCGTTCGGGTGGCGGATCGTTCGTCCTCCCCCAGGGCACGATGCCCAGCACCAACCTGAGCCCGGCCCGGCGCTGACACTCGATTGTCAAGTTTGACACCTTGCAGTCTAGGCGGTAAGGTTGTCGTCATGACCGAGAGAGATTGGGAAGCGGGGGATCCGTCGTGATCACCAGCCAGTACAAGGCGATCAAGGGTCTCCTGGAGGAGATCCGCGACCGCCTCCCGGTCCGGGACATCCCGGAGGAGCCGGTGACGGTTCGGCGGATGGATGGGAGCCGGACAACGGTCGGCACTCCCCGTTTGCCCAAGAGCTTGGAGGTCGCGGCCGACAAGCGCCAGGCGCTGGCTGTCATGCGCGCCGTGCTGGACGACTGGATCCGGGGATCCCGGGAGAACCACTACGCCAACGACCACAGGAACGAGAACGCCGGTGAAGAGTGCTGGCGCACGTTCGACGTCGTCGACGTCCGCAACATGATCAACGACGCGGCCCGGAAACTGGGGCTGCTGGAGTTCCCGATCCCCACCGAGCCCGAGGAGGACAAGAGGCGATGAGCGACGACTACCGCGATGGGTGCTCCAAGAAGACCACCCCGACCGTTCTCCTGGTCTGGCTGGTCTACGCGGCCGCGTGGCTGGCCAACCTGGGCCGGAAGGAATCATGACCGCGATTGAGCCGAACGTCCGGCCCCGGCACCAGGTTCCGATCTGGACCCTGACCGATTGGGAGGCCTTGCGCAACCGGCTGATCGAGCGCCGTAAGAGACTGGGCCTGACCCAGGTTCAGCTCTCCGAGCGCATGGGCAGGTCGCGTGACTACGTGGCCAAACTGGAGAGCAACGACCAGACCATGCCAACGCTGGCCATCACGATGCAGTGGGTCAAGGCGTTACGTGGGACCATCGTGGCGAAGTTCCCGGGGGACGACTGACGAGGGCCCCCGGCCGTCAACAAGAAGGGTGACCATGTTCAAGAGGTTCCTGATGGTGGCCATCACCATCCTGATGGGGGCGATCGGCGGCCTGGCCGTCACCTCCCCGGCCCAGGCCGCTTACAGCGATTGCGCGGCCTACGAGAACACTGTGTGCTTCCACCAGCACGGCAACTTCACCGGCACGGTGTGGAGGCAGTACCCGGGCCAGATCATCAACTGCCGGGACATGTCTCCGGACAGCTTCAACGACAAGGCCAGCACGGTCTTCAACTCCACGAGCGAGTACATCCTCCACGTCTACGAGCACTCGAACTGTTCGGGTGCGTCGATGTCGGTGGGCCGGGGCGACATCCGTTCCTTCAGCACGACGAACACCTGGTGGAACGACCGCATCAGCTCGATCCGCATGCAGTGGGTCGGCCCGTGGTGACCCGCCGGATCGCGGCCCTCGTGGCCGCCGTGGTGGTCGGGCTGACCGGCGGCACGCTGGCCGCCACCTCCCCAGCCCAGGCGGCCGCCTCCGACTGCTCCGCCTACCCCGGAACGATGTGCATCTTCCAGTTCACCGGGTATTCGGGCCGGGTCTGGCGTCAGTACCCGTGGCAGATCACCGGATGCCGGTCGCTCGTTCCGGACGATTTCAATGATCGCGGGACGGTCTTCTGGAACAACACCCAGGGCTCCCACCTGATGCGTATCTGGCAGCACGGCAACTGCACCGGCTGGTACTACGACCTGCCGAGTCAGTCCGTGGTGGACTTCGCCAGTACGCCCGGATACGACAACGCGGCCAGTGCCGTGGAGGACATCGAGTTCTGATCCGGTGAGACAGGCCCCCAGGGCGCCGAGAGGCCCCTGGGGGCTTTCTCGTGTCCGGGGGAGGGTAGACCATGGGGACGGAGGTGATGGGCTGTGGTGAGCGACGCCGGGGGCCGCAAGGGGTACGTCAAGAAGTCCCGTCAGCGGGCCTACAAGGCGCTGCGGCGCAAGGGGATGACCAAGAGCAAGGCGGCCAGGATCGCCAATGCGGGGGACACGCACGCGAAGCGATCCCGGATGGCGAGGAAAGCGGCCCGGACCAGGAGGTCCCGGGGACGGTAGCTGTTACTGTGAAGTAGACGAGAGGAGGGACGACCATGGCCAACTGGGAACTGGTTCCCTGCCTGGGCCAGCTACGGGTGGACCTCAGCCGGATCGCGCCGAACCGGGACAAGGCCTCGGACGGCACGATCGGGGACCTGGCCCATCAACGATCGGTGTCGGATCACAACGACGACGAGGTAGGCCGCGTTCCGATCAAGGACGCGGACTCGCGGCATGAGGTGCACGCGATCGACCTCGATGCCGATCTGCGCGAGCCCGGCCTCACCATGGAGATGGTCGTGCAGCACGTGGTGCTGAGGTGCCGGTCCGGTGTGGAGAAGCGGCTGCGGTACATCATCTACAACCGGCGGATCTGGGAGGCGTCGAACGGCTGGCGCCAGCGTTCCTACAGCGGCGACAACGCGCACACCCAGCATGCGCACTTCAGCGCATCGTATGAGACCAAGCATGAGGCCAGCACCGCCTCGTGGCATCTGGAGGACATTCCCGTGGCAATGACCGAGACCGACAAGAAGTGGATCGCCCAGCAGCTCGACGCCCGCGTCGATGCCCTGGAGACGAAGCTCATCGCGGAGATCAACGCGATCCCCCGGGAGCTGCTGACGACCAAGACCGGCGACCCGACCAACCCGGACCGTGAGGTCCGCAATCACTTCATCGACCTCTCCGCGCTTCGTGGCTACCTGGTCGGTGCCGACGACGCGAGGGAGGGTGCCATCCCGGCCACCGCCCCGGTGGTCGTGCAGACCAAGGCGGCCCAGGCCGTACTCCAGGGGGAGTGACCCTGATGCAGACCAAGATCTTCGGGCGCGAGCCCGCTCTGGTGATGGCGGCCATCGGCGCCGTGCTCTCGTGGATCGCCACGCTGGAGTTCGAGTGGCTGGACGCGGGCCAGTCCACCGCGCTGATCACCTTCCTGTCGGCCGTGGTCATCGCGGCCACTACCCGCCCGTGGGCGCCTGCCCTGTTCGTCGGCATCGTGTCGGCCGGGGCGGCACTGGCTGGTGCGTACGGGCTGAACTGGTCCGACAACGCCGTGACGGCGCTGGGGACCATCATCCTGACCGGGTTCGCGCTGTTCGGCATCCGGCCCCAGGTGACCCCGTCCCACGACCCGGCGCCGGTCTCTCCGGCTACCGGCAACATCCGGTAAGATCGTCAGCGCAACGATCTCGGGCTGAGAACCGGAAAAGGCTCCGCTCCCCTCAAAAGGGATGCGGAGCCTTTCTGTGTCCCGGGGCTACTTGTTCTTGCCCGGCTGGAACACCACCTTGATGGCGTCGAAGATGGACCGGGTGGTCCTGCCGTCGCCGGTCTGCGGGTTGCGCGGCGACAGCCACTTGTCGTTGCCGGAACCACCGGTCTGGTAGCCCACGATCTTGGTCTTCTTGGTCATCGTTCTCCCCTGATCCTGTCACTGATCGGACCGCTGAGCGCGACGCCCGGCGGGGGTTGCTTGCTTGCCCTTGTCACTTTACAGCCGTGACGTGTAAGTGTAAACTCACCGAGGTACCAGCGGAACTGACCGAGGTGCCAGCCGATTCGCCAATGCCAGTACCTCATCGGGCGGGCCTGCCGTCCCGGTAGAGGATCAGGAACGTGATGCTGGTGGACAGGAAGGCCAGGAAAGCCCCGGGCCAGAGGTGCTCCGAGTCCAGAAGATGGCTGAGCCAGGCACAGACCAGGCTCCAGAACAACCCCCAGCAGGCGGCCAGGACGAACCTGATTCTCGGTTTCACCGTTTTCCGATCTTCGTGATGAGACGGCCTTCGCGGGGTCGGCCTGGTTCCTCGCGGAACGGGCGGCCGAGCCCCTGATCGAACCGGAGGATCAGGACCCGGCCGGAGCGCCACCAGGGCACCCCACGGCCGGGTCCCGTCCCCTCGATCACTTGCTCTTGCCCGAGCCGGTGCCCCGGCCACCCTGGTTGCCGTCCCGGGCGCCGCCCTCGGTGCGACCCGGACCGGTACCGGCGCCGCCGGTGCTCCGGCTGTCCGAGCCCCCGGCGCTCTTGTCGTTGCGCCCCGGGCCCGCGCTGTCTCCCTTGGCCATGATGTCCTCCCCTGAGCTGGGTACCTCCCAGCCACGACTACAAGGTATCACATGCGGAAGTTGGTCGGCAAGGGGAGGAAGACGAGGGCGAGAACGAACAGGGCGAGGATCACCAGGACGGTCACCAGGATCACGATGTCAGCGGCCCGGTCCAGCTTCTCGATCTCGCGGCGGGCCCGCTGCTCTTCGGGGCTCATCGCCGGGGACCCCGGCGCCAGGCGTAGATCCCGGCCACCACGGCGATGGCGATGATCATCAGGGCGCACAGTGCGTTGTCACCGATCTCGACAGGGCTCATGATCAGTCCTCCGTGCGGGACGTGAAGGGGATGGGGTCGAGCCGGACCAGGACCAGACCGGCCCGCGCCAGCTCGATCGCCAGGTCGGAGGACAGGTTGTCGAGCAGGATCTCGTCCAGTTCGATCTCGGCGAATCCGTCATGGATCGTCTTGGGCAATGCGGATCTCATCGCCTCCACGGTTTCCTTGTGGTCGAGCGCCTGTCTGGCCAGCAGCCAGTTGGAATCGTTCGTCATAGTTGCAACATAGCAGTCGTGGCGGTAAGGTGGCAACCGAACCGAGCGAAGGGGGCCGGACATGGCCAAGACCGTGATCCACAACGACATCGATCCGCAGATCGCGATCGTGCTGGTGGAGGTGGCGCCGGGTACGCCTGGCCAGGCCCAGGGAACGCACGGGGTCTGCACGGAGTGTGGCTGGCCGATTCACCGATGGGCCTTCTACCGGGCCGTGGCGGATGCCCGGGTGCACGTGGACATGCACGAGCCGGTGGTGATCGGCGGCGACCGGGACTCCCTGATCCGCTGAAAAAGGCGCCGCCCCGGGGTGACGAGTCCCGGGGCGGCATACAACAGGAAGGGAAAGACGTGACCAACTACGACAATCGTAACGGGGTGCCCAGCCGGTGGTCCATCGCCGGGAACGCGGCGGCTTTCGGGATCTTCGCCGGGATGCTGACCCACCTGACCGGCGCCTACTCCGACAGGCCCACGTGGTGGCTGGCGCTGGGCATCGTCGTGTACGCGATCCTGGCGGGCTTCACCGTGCTGGTCCTGGTCAGGATGCTGAAGCGCCGTTGGGCCACCCCGGCTCCCCGGCCGACCGGCTACATGGACCGCGATGGGGACCAGTGGACTGTCCGGCCGGACGGAACGCTGACCTACGCCTACGGCGACGGTGGGGGGATCTGGCCCCTGGACGTGGTCGAGCAGGAGTTCGGCCCCCTGGAGCCGATCTACGGCTGACACTGACGTGTCAATGAGGCCTGGTCCCCGAGCGGGACCGGGCCTCTTTTCCTCCTTGACTTCACAGTGATGACTGCTAGGCTAGAGGCAAGATCGATCGGAAGGACGGCAACGATGAGGCGCAAGAACACGGCGGCATACCGGGTGGTCAAGGTCTATGCGACGGACCTGGCCATGGGGGACGTGCTGATCGACGCCAGCGGGGAGCGGATCGGCCGGATCGTTTCCGACCCCGAGGCCGACTCGGACGGCTACGTCTACGCGGATGTGTATGCGGACACGAAGGTCAGGGGCCAGCGCTGGCCGGACACCCGGCTGGTCCGGATCCGGATTCCGCGATGAGCGCGGCATACATGCGCCGGTGCGCGCGAAAGAAGCGGCACGAGACCAAGGACGAGGCCGTGGCCGCCCGAGCGGCCCTGCTGGGCGGGACCGGTAAGAAGACGGTCAACGTCTACCGGTGTGACCAGTGCCTGGGCTGGCACGTCGGCAGAGGCGACGGGCACTACATCACCCGTAACCGAACCGGCAAGCGGCCGAACAAGCGGATGCGGGGGCGGGTGTGAGCGTCAAGAGGGGGACGACCAACGGCAACGCCCGGGGTGGCAGTGACGACCGGCGACGGCGCCGGGAGTGGCTGATCCAGACGTTCCGGGCGGACGCGGACGTGGTGACCTCGGGACAGTTCGGGTTGGGCGGGGACCTGTTGGTTCCGGTGCTCCCCGGCACCGAGGGATCCATGCCCGCATGCCGGTGCTACCGGTGCGGCAAGCTGCTCACGGCGGACACGCTTACGGTGGACCGGATCGTTCCGGGGTGTCAGGGCGGCACGTACGCCCGGAACAACATCCGGCCCGCGTGCGGCAGGTGCAACTCCTCAACCGGTGCCACGACGCGGAGGAAGGCCCGCACGTGAGCACGCCGGTCGGGGAGAAGGGGCGACTTCCCCAGGGTGAGAGCTGGAAGCGCGCCATGGACCTGGTGGCCTACCGGCTGGCTCAGGGGAGCAAGAAACGGTATTGGGTGCGGGCGCGCCAGATCGAGCCCGGCTGGTGGGCGTATTACGTCAGCCATTCGCCGCGCCGCGCGCCGGTGAGGCTGGCCCGGCCGGACACCCCGGCCAGGCCGCTGACGGTGGCTCAGAAGGTGGCTGAGCTGAGCCGGGGCCTACCCCGGTGCGCTCAGCGGGCCACCTTCCACCACGGCGGCAACTCCAAGGTGGCGTTCACCGATCAGGAAGTCGCGCGCCGGGTGGCCGGGCTGACCGGGGGCCGGATCTATCGGTGTCAGCTCCCGGCCCCCGCGATCGGGGACCACTGGCACATCACGATGAGCAAGAAGAAACGGAGGTCGTGATGACGATCAGACGGACCAAGGCTGGAACCCTGGCCGTGGTGGACACCTCGTGCCCGGAGAGTGTCCGGGGGCATGACAACAACGGCCGGACCGACGGGAGGTGCACGTGGTGTCTGCGGCCGTTCGGCCGCCGGGCCACCCCGCCGGTCGATCTGGGCCGTAGCTACCGGACCGACGCCGATCTGGCCTACCGCCGGTTCTACGACCCCGACTGGGGAAGCGACCGATACGACGTGGACGTGTGAAGAGGAGGAGTCGAGCATGAGCGCGGAAGAACTGATGGACATCTCCTGTCCGGAGTGTGAGGGCACGGGTATGTCGGGCCGGGACCCGGAGACCAACGGCCGATGCTGGGATTGCTACGGGACAGGGATCGGTGAGCCCGCCCCGTCCTCTGGTCTGTGCGCCGACCGGGCTGAGCATCCCGGCCACCTTCACGAGTCGCCGAGTCTCGGGCGTTTCTGGTGCACCGGGGATCCAGCGGACCGTGAGCCGGGCCGATCAGAGCGGAGGGCTCGGGCCGACGGGACGGTCTACGGCATCCGGCCTCACCTCCCCGTGACGGCGGACGATCTGGCCAAGCGGGAGCGGGTGATGCGGGCCACTCCGCTGGTACCTCTGGACCTGTTTCTCAGCGAGGGGTCCTCCTCGTCCGCTCCGAGATCCACCAGCGGGAGCGAGCCCGAACGTTGAACAACCGTTTCACATACGAGGTCGTGGGTTGACCTCACCGGCATGAGTTGGACAGATGTACAAGAACGCGGGGGTACTCATGGGGTGAAAAGGCCATGGGTACCCCCGGGTTGTCGGCCTCTGGGGGGACTCACCGGACTGGTAAGTACTCTCGTCACCGGAAAAAAACATGGTGTCAGGGGTGTGCGGGGGCGCGCCTGGGCGCGAGCACGCGCACGCGGGGGGTTTTCTACCGGGCGGAGCGGAGTTACCAGTCCGGTGAGTCCCCCCGTTGGCTCCCCTGGGGGTGACGGACTGGGCGTCTGGTAGTCTGGGAGTATGGGAGTCCAACCGGCTAAGCCCGACGAGATGGAAGCGGTCCGCCTACTGGTCCGTTCTCTGGGTCCGGGCCATTTCTCGATGGAGCGCATCCACCACCAGCACCGCGCGGACTCGGCCGGACTCGGCCGGGAGCCGATGAACGCCGTCCGCCTGGGCCAGGTACTCAAGGAGTACGGCGCCCTCAAGAAACCCAAATGGGACAAGCACAAGGAGCGGCCCAACAAGCCCAAGGGATTCCCCAAGGGCTACATGGTGAAGGGCTGGATCCTGTGACCGTCAGCGATGTGACCGAGTCAGGGATCAAGGAGGCTCTCAAGAGCCTGGAGCCCGGTTGGTACCTGACCACTGACCTCCTCCCTATCTACAACGAGTGGGCCAAGAGGGTGGGGAGGGTGGAGGTCACGGCTCAGATTCTGGGCCAGGCCCTACGGCGTGATTATTCGGATGCGCCGGTTCGGCGTGCGCACGGCCACAACGCTCGCTATCTGGACCAGGACATCCTCAATCACCGCGCTTGGTTCGCTCCATCCTGACACTGACGTGTCAACAGGCCAGCCCGGCCGAGATGTCCCCCAGTACCCGTAGGATGACGACATGACGATCCCGGTATGGCTCCAGCTCCTGATCTACGCGCTGGCCGTGGCGCGCCTGACGGGCCTGGTCGTGGCAGACGCGATCACCGAGCCCATCCGCATCCGGATCGTCCGCTGGCTGGACGACACCCCCGGTTCGCTCGGGGAGTGGTTCGCCAGCCTGATCGAGTGCCCGTGGTGCGCCGGGATGTGGATCAGCCTGGCGGCCGCCCCCCTGGTCTGGTTCTGGGGCGACTCCCCGGTCATGCTGATCCCAGCGCTGGCCCTGGCCTTCAGTCAGGTCACCGGCGCCACCGCAAACCTCGGGAGGTAATCCGTGGCCCTTCGCCGCCGCAACCGCAACAAGGGCTGGGACCACCCCTCTCCGCCAGCTCTACGTGGTCGTCCGGCAGTCCTGACCGCTGCCACCGCGATGGTCGATCTCGGCGCCGCCAGCTCCTGGCGCACCTGGAACTTCGGCAACCGCGAATGGCAGAACGAGGCCTGGCGTCTCTACGACCTGATCCCCGAGCTGCACAAGATCTCGGGCCGCATCGGGGACAGCATCGCCCAGGCGCGCCTCTACGTGACCGAGGTCGACGAGACCGGCGAGGAGACCGGAGAGGTCACCGAGGAGAACATCCGGCGCCTGGCCGCCGTACCGCTGGGCACCGGCGCTCAGCGCGACGACTGTCTGCGCCTGGCCGGGATCGACCTGGCCGTGGGCGGCGAGTGCTGGATCGTCGGTGAGGGCGCCGCGCGCTCCCCCGAGAAGGCCCAGGGATCCTGGTTCGTCGTGACCAGCTCGGCCTTCAAGAAGGAGGGTGACAAGGTCAAGGTCAAGCGGCCCAAGAACCGGGGCGGTTCGTACCTGGAGCTGACCGACAAGGTCGACATCCTCATCCGGTGCTGGAACCCGCACCCCAACGACACCGACCAGGCCGATTCGTTCACGCGCTCTGCCATCGTCCCGCTTCGGGAGATCGAGCTGCTGACCAAGCGGGAGTTCGCCGAGCTGGACTCCCGGCTGACCGGCGCTGGCATCATGTTCCTGCCCGAGGGTGTGGACTTCCCCCGGGAGGAGGGTGACCCCGAGGGCCTGGCCGGGTTCATGGCCGTGATGCAACGGGCCGCTGCTGCCAGCATCCGCGACCAGAGCGACGCACGCGCCATGGTGCCGATCATGGCCACCGTGCCGGACGCCGTGCTCCCCTACCTGGACCAGCTCAAGCCCACCACCTTCTGGTCCGAGCTGTCCGGCGAGATCAGTGACATGAAAGACCGGGCCATCACCCGCGTGGCCTCCAGCGCCGAGATCCCGGCCGAGGTGCTGACCGGCATCGGCGACGCCAATCACTGGACTGCCTGGCTGATCTCGGACGAGGGCATCCGGTGGATCAAGGCCGGATACCTCGGGCCGATCGCGGACGCGCTCACGCGCGGTTTCCTCCGGCTGGCGCTGGTCTCCATGGGGGTGGCCGACCCGGAGCGCTACGCGTTCGCGTTCGACACCTCCACCCTGGCGGCCAAGCCGAACCGGCTGGAGGACGCGTCCCGTCTCCGGGACCAGTTCCTGATCTCGGACGAGGAGTTCGTGCGCGCCGGTGCGTTCGACCCGGCTGTCATCCCCAGCACCCAGGAGCGCGTGGTCCAGATCCTGCTCCGGGCGATCCAGACCCAGCCCGACCTGATGACCGACCCCGAGATCCAGCGGGTGCTCGGTCTGCCCGCCATCGAGACCGTGGGCCTGCCCCCGACCTCCGCCCAGAACACCGACGGCGACAACCCGAACCCGGACGAGGAGCCACCGGCCGACGGTCCCCCCAACGGCGGGACCGCTCCTGAGCCTCCTGCCGAGTCGGAGACCCGCGCCCTGACCGAGGCCCTGGGCGCGCGCGTTCGGGCGCTCAGCGCGCCGTCCGTGCCCGCCTTGCCCTCCCCTCAGGCCGTGTTCAACGCCGCCGCCAAGCTCACCGTCTACCGCGCGCTGGAGCTGGCCGGTGGCCGCCTGACCACACCCCAGGAGCGCCGAGGCCGGTGGGCCGACGTGCCGCGCCACGAACTGCACCACCATGTCGGCCCGATCACCCGGGACAAGGCGGCCAAGGTGACCGAGGACGCATGGCGCCACGTGCCCGTGCTGGCCGCCGACCTCGGGGTGGACGCGGCCGACCTGGGGGCGCTGCTGCAGGGCTACGTGCTGGAGCTGCTGACGCGTGGCATCCGGCACCACGACGATCTGCTGTTCGCCGCGCTGCAGGTGGCGAACCGGGGACAGGGGATGGTGACCGCATGACGTGGAAGGTGGCGGGGTGGCTGACGGGGTACGCCGGGCTCTGGGTCGCTTTCTCGGCCTACGCCACCGTGGCGGTGGCCCGGTGACCGGGATCGACATCGACGTGGAGTACGGCATGGAGACGCCGGACGGCGCGATGCTCTACCCCACCTGTGAGGCCGAGGCCGCCTGGTACGCGGTGGAGCACCAGGCCTATCCGCTGGATCCGGGCGGGTTCGCCTGGGACCGGGTTCTCACCCTGACGGGGGCGCGGCCGGTCAACCCGGCTGTCTACCACCCCGGGAGCGTGCTGTGACCGATCTTCAGCGCAAGGTGTGGACCCTGGCGGTTCTGGCCGTGATCGCTGGCCTGATGATCTGGGCCGGACTGTCGTGACCGAGCCGGTCTGGAACGGGCGGGGGGAGGACCCGTGGCTGCCCCAGCGCCTGGACGCACGTCTCGAGGTGGGCACGGCGGAACGTGACATCCGGCAAGCGGTCTGGGCCGAGCTGTCCGGCTGGCTGGTGGAGACGGCGCGTGCCGTGCTCCGGGGCGGCCAGCGGCCGAACCCGGACGCGGTCTGGTCCCGGGTTCCCGCGTGGCGTGAGGCCGTGGACCTGATCGTGTCCGGCGAGATTCGCAAGGCGTTCGCCGCCGGGTTCCGCCGGATCTTCGGCGACGCGTTCCGCTGGGATCAGCGGGTGCGCGCCGTGACCTACCTGGCCGAGGTGACCAACCGCCTGGTCCGGGTGCCTGACGAGGTGTTCGACCTGGTGGCCCACGAGGTGGCCACCGGGGTCAACCTCGGGGAGGGTATCCCGGAACTCCGGGCGCGCATTGACACTGTGCTGTCAACGACCGGGTCGGAGCGCTGGAGCAACCGGGCCACGGTGATCGCCCGGACCGAGGCCATCGGCGCCCTGAACGCGGGCCGGGCCGAGGCCTTCCGGGCGGTCGCGGAAGAGGACCCGGATCAAGAGCTGGAGCGCGTCTGGCTGGCCACTGACGACCACCGCACGCGCAACACCCACCAGGAGGCCGACGGTCAGCGCGTGCCGCTCGGCCAGCCGTTCCTGGTGGGCGGGTTCGAGCTGGCGTTCCCCGGGGACCCGAACGGTCCTCCCCAGGAAGTGATCCAGTGTGTACCCGGGGACACCGTGGTCCAGTACCCCGGGCTACGCAACGCGCTACGCCGGAGGTACCAGGGCCAGATGGTCCGTATCGAGCTGGCCACCGGCGACAACCTCACCATCACTCCGAATCACCCGGTACTCCGGGCGGATGGTGTCTGGACACCCGCTGGCGAACTCCAGGAAGGTGACCAACTCCTGAGCGCACGCCTCGGTGGGCATACGGTGCGAGAGCCATACCCAGGCCACGTGCCAGCCCAGATCGGCCAGGTCTATCGCACGTCTCGCCTGGTGAAGATGACGGACCGGGTAACCCTCTCCCCAAAAGACCTCCACGGCGACGCGCCCCACGGCCAGATCGAGGTTGTACCCGTAGACCGGAACCTGGGCGCTCACCTCGATCCCGCGACGGACGAGGAGGTCCATCAGCTCGGCCTCGCCCTTGCCCACCTTGCGGGTACGGGTAGCGGCTGTACCGATCACCCGATCCCCGTAGGCGGGGGACTTGATTTCCGGGATCTTGACCGAGGGGAGCACGGGCATGGCTCGCTGCAACCGACGCGCGAAGTTGGCGGGGGCGGCCAGGGTGCGCCGGGCCTGGGGGCTGAGCTGAGCCATACGGATCCGGTTGGCCTCACTACCTCCCCGGACCTCCAGGCCCAAGCTCTCCAGTTTGCGGACGATAGTCGGTCGGCTGGTTCCCAGCTCCCGGGCCATCTTGAGGACGCTCTCCCCACGAGCGTGACGCTCGCGGAGGTCGTCAGGATCGAGCGGTACACGTTCAACGGCCATGTGTTCAACCTCGATACTGGTCACGGTTGGTACATCGCCAATTCTATCATCACCCGTAATTGCCGGTGCACCATGCTGTTGGTGGAGCCCGGCGAGATAGTCGACATGAGCAACCGCCAGTACCGGTCCCGCCGGTAGCCTGGCATCGAGGGAGGACGACATGCCAGGTACCAGGTTCCGGACCATGCTGGCGCCGATCAACGCCAGTACCGGTGACGGCCGCCGGTTCGCCACCGGCGGCATCTCGCTGGCCGATCTGCCGATGCCGTTCGAGTGGGTGCGCCAGCGGGAGGGCGGCCACGACGGCGCCGTCCAGGTCGGCGCGGTCCAGGAGGCGGCCATCCTCACCGTCGAGCAGGCGCTCGCGGACGGCTGGACCACCCCGGCCGCTACCAAGGGGATGGACAAGGCGGCTATGGCCGTCTGGGCGCGCGGCGTGATGTTCGACGACGTGGACCGTGAGTCCATGCCCCGGCTGGCCGAGGACGTGGCCGAGGCCATGCACCTCGCGACCAACGGCACGCTCGGCCCGAGCGTCGATCTCGACTCGTTCGAGGCCACCGCCGTGATGGCCGGGTCGGACGAGCCCCTCACCTGGGAGATGGTCGAGGAGTACATGGAGGCCAACGGTGGCAAGGAGCCACCGGTGGAACTCCTGATCAGTCAGGGCCGGGTGCGCGCCGCCACGCTGGTCAGCATCCCGGCGTTCGCCGAGACCTCCCGGCCGTTCGAGCTGATCGAACCGGATCCGGAGGAGGCCGGATCGGACACGCTGGCCCTCGTGGCCTCGGTGGCGGGAATGGCGCGCCAGGCGCCGAGCATCGACCTGTTCACGCTCCCTGAGCTGGACGGCCCGACCCCGATCACATGGGACTGGGAGGCGGGCCGGGTCTACGGCCACATCGCCACCTGGGCCACCTGCCACGTCGGCTACGAGGGTGTGTGCATCACCCCTCCCCGGGAGGACGACTCGTACTCCTGGTTCAACCGCTTCACGGTGGAGACGGCGGACGGCGAGGAGATCACGGCGGGCCGGATCACCCTGGGCGGCCGACACGCCGGTCTAGCCCTGGGCGCGGCGGCCACCATGACGGAGTACGACCGCAAAACCACGGCCGCGCATGTGCGCGCGTACCCGGACGCGTACGGGATCGTCGTGGCCGGTGCGATCGAGCCGGATCTGTCGGCTTCGGACCGGGTCGTCCTGGAGCGCCGGAAGGTGTCGGGCGACTGGCGCGAGATCGGCGGCAACCTGTCCTTGGTGGAGGTGCTGGCTCTGTCCCCCGGTCCGCGTGCGCACTCCGAGCCCGGGTTCCCGGTGGAGACCCACTCCCGCAACGGGCGCCAGGTGTCGCTCGTGGCCAGCCTCGGGCCGGACCCGGTCACGTTCCGGGCCGCGCCCAAGCTGGACGTGGAGGCGATCGTGCGCCAGGCGCTGGCGGCCGAGCGGGCCGAGGAGGCGCGCCTGGCCGCTCGGGCCGAGCTGGCCGCTATCGTGGAGACCGACGACCGCAACAGGGCTGAGGACGCGCGGCGCGCGCTGGCCTCGGTGCTCGGGGAGGACTGATCAACTTGGCTTGTGCCTGCAACAAGAAGCGTGAGACCTACAAGGTGAAGCTCCCCGGTGGGCTGACCGTGACCAAGACGACCGAGGCCCAGGCCACGGCGTACGCGGCCAAACACCCCGGGGCGACCGTGACCAAGGTCCCCGCCAGGGCCTGATCACGGCGCCGGGAGCTTGCTCTCCCGGATGTGGAAAGGTGCCCCGGTCCATCAGGACCGGGGCACCTTCCGTTGACGCTTCAGTGTCACTTAGGGATCTGGACGGAGACCCGTCGGTTCCGGCTGATCCGGGTGTTCGTCCGGTCCATGAAGGTCACGTAGATGTAAACCTTGGTCGACTTCCATCCGGGCCGCGCGTACTTGACCTCCTTGCCGTCGATGAACATCCCTTTCTGGATCGCGTCCGCACCGATGGTGTTAGTGATCATCTCGCTCATGACTGCGGTCCTCCCCGACCTACCGGCGCTGTGCGCCCCGAACAAGGACTACGTTACAGCCTTGACTGTGAAGTGTCAATACGAGAGAGCCCTGACTTTTCGGCCGGGGCTCTCGGTCACGCGATCGGCGGGAGCATCTGAATCACAGGCCGAGCCTGACGAATGATCTGATCGCGGACTTCAGGCCGTCGATCAGATCCCGCCATATACGGATCACGGCATGAACCGGTTCTCGGTCAGGTACTTCGCCACGGCGTCCAGGTCCACCTCGGGGATCAAGGTTTCCGAGCAGCAGTCACAGGCCAGGTAGAACACGGCCGTCACGTCGTTCATGGTCAGGCGACCGTCCACCACCGTGGTCAACTTCTTGGGGTGCGGGTCCCACCTCAGCGTGTCGCGCTCTCCGCACTCCGGGCACTGGCCCTGGGCGATCATCGTCATCCGGCAGTATCGGCAGGTGACATTCTCTATCTCGGTCGTCAACGACCCGGGTAGTGCCGAGGTCAGTCCACAGATGGTGAGCACGTCACCGCGCCCGTACAGGTGGATCATTAGAGCTGTCCCCACGGGACGTGAACGTAGGTCAGTTCGGCCGGGTTCTTGCACTCGATGGTCACCCTCCTAACGGCGTCGGACACAGTCCGGACAACCCAGCTCACGGTTCCCCCGTGGTTTTGAACGGTCAGAACGGTCCCGATCGGTTGAGCCAGGTCCCACCGGATTCCTCCCTGGTCGTATGCCATCTCGATCAGGATGTCCCCTGAGGCCACGTCCCGGGCCGGGATCTGGCCGATGCGGTACTTGCGTTTGGGCATTGCGTCCTCCACTTCGCTGTTTTGACTGCAAGGTTACCACGGGAAAGGCGGGGGCCGGAGCCCCCGCCCGGTCGATCACTTACTGGCGCACACCGGGCCGATACCGGCGGCCCGACTGGCCTCATCCGTCAGGGTCCGGCCGCAGTGCCCGCACACGCCCAGCTCCTGGCCGTAGCGGACCATCGCCGCCTTGGGGTCGGCCGCGATCAGCGCCAGGACCGCGCGGATGCGGGCCAGGTTGCGGATGCTGTGCCACTCGTCGGACGCCTGGATGTCCAGGAAGACGAACCCGGGCTTGTGGCCGTTCTTGACCTTGAAGAACCGGAGGGTCCCGTCCTCCTCCACCGCGTAGCGGCCGTCCGCCACCGCGACCGGGACGCTCTTGATCTTGGCGCTCAGCTCCCGCTCCTTGTTCAGCATCCGGTCGATCCACTCGCTGGCGTTGCCGCCCCGGCCGGAGGTCCATCCGCCCTTGCCGGTCACCAGGTCGGTGAACTCGCGGGCCTGGCGGCCGGTCTCGGCGTCCAGCTTGGTCAGGCGCTCGATCAGGTCGTTCATGAACTTGACCTGACCGGGGGTACGGGTGTCGGTGACCTCGGTGTCCGGGACCAGGTCCAGGAGGTCGTCGTCCTGGGCTGCCTCCAGCTCCCGGGCCTCGGCGTCGTCCGCCATCCAAGCGGGGGTGAACGCCGTGCCGTTCTCCATGACCTCCCGGATCCTCGCCGCCGCGTCGTCCACGTTCATCTCCTCGCGGTAGTTGCGGCCGGTGCTGCTGATGCCGGTGTGGAAGGTCTGGAGGAAGGAGGCGGTGTGCGGGTTCTTCCGGTAGTTGCGCTCGATGGTCCGCATGATTCGTGTCCTTCCGTCCCGGCCGCTCGTCGGCCTCACGGGAACTACATTACAGCGGTGACTGTGAAGTGTCAACACGGGGAGGAGGACATTTGATCCGGGCTGACCTGTCCGGTGCTACGATCGCGCTTGACACACCGGTGTCAGGATTCGGACCGGCCGGGGAGTCTGACGATCTTTCCGAACCGATCCGAGGAGAACCCGGTGGAATTCGAGTTCCCGTTCGAGGTCCCGGCCGACCTGTCCGCACTCAGTGCGGAAGAGTTCGCGGCGTACGCCGCGACGGTCCGCGACCACGCCCGTCAGGCGCTCAGCGCCGACGACACCCAGCCCGCCGCGCTGATCGCGTACCGCAACCTCACCAACGGTGTTCTCACCGAGGAGACCCGGCGCGAGACCGTCACGGCCGAGGCTGCTGCCGCGCGTGCCGAGCTGGCCGCCGGTCTGGCCGAGCCGACCCCCCGGCCCGAGCCGACCCCGGCGCCGGAGCCCACCCCCGTCCCCCAGCCGGAACCGACCCCGGTTCCCCAGCCCGAGCCGGTCGCGGTGACCGCCAGCACCGGCCGGATCGGCGGCACTCTGGACACCCCGCCGGTGGTGGAGCGCCAGCGCGTCGGCGCCCTGGTCGCGGCGGCCGATGCGCCGTCCCGGGCCACCGGTGAGCTGTCGAGCTTCGCAGAGGTCGGCCGCCTGATCGACACCCAGCTCAGCCGCTACGGCCGCCCGGGTGCGAACGCCAAGGGCCGCGCTCCGCTGGTCAAGGGCGGGAGCCGTTTCGCTGTCGGCGGCCGGTCCATGACCCGGCACAACATCGCGATGATCCAGCGGGAGTACCCGGCCGAGTTCCGGATCACCGACCCGTCCCGGGCTCACGAGGTGCTGGAGCACGTCCGCAACGAGGCTCGCCTCCCCGGTGGCTCGCTGGCCGCGTCGATGCTGGCCAACATCAAGGCCGGTAAGAGCCTGACGGCGGCGGCCGGATGGTGCGCGCCGTCGGAGATCCTGTACGACCTGTGCTCCCTGTCGAGCCTGGACGGCATGCTGGACCTGCCGACCATCCAGGCCAGCCGGGGCGGTTTCCAGATCCCTGAGGACGGTGGCCCGGACTTCGCCACGATCTACGACCTGATCGGCGACGAGGGGGACGTGATCCTCACGGAGTACGAGGTCGAGAACGGCGCCGAGAAGGTCTGCGTCGAGATCCCGTGCCCGGACTTCACGGACACCCGGCTGGACGTGGCGTACCTGTGCATCACCGGTGCGCTCCTGCAGCAGCGGGGCTACCCCGAGGCCGTCACCCACTTCACCCAGGAGGCCGTCACCGCGCTGGCCCACAAGGTCAACGCGTCGATGATCGCGCGCCTGGTCGCGGGCTCCACCGCCCCGGCCACGATCACCGAGCCCGCGTCCGCCGACGACGCGGCCAGCAACCTCCTGGCGGCCGTCGAGCTGGCGATCATGGACAGCCGGTACCGTCACCGCCGTCCGCTGACCGCCACCTCCGAGGTCGTGTTCCCGGCCTGGGTGCTCGGCCCGATCCGCGCGTCGATGGCGCGCCGGAACGGCGTGGCCGAGATGGCCGTGACCGACGCCGAGATCATGAACTGGTTCGCCATCCGTGGCGCGCGCCCGCAGTTCGTCTACGACTGGCAGGACGCGTTCACCGGCGGCACCTTCGGCGGTTCGGCCAGCGCCACCGCGTTCCCGACCTCGGTCACGTTCATGGTCTACCCGGCCGGTACCTGGGTGAAGGCCGAGCAGGACGTGATCAACCTGGACACGGTCTACGACAACGCGCTCCTGACCCAGAACCAGTTCACCGCGCTCTTCGTCGAGGACGGTTTCGCCGCCCTGAAGATGTGCCGGGACTCCCGGCTCTACACGACCGACGTCCAGCCGCTGGGCGTCGTCGCGGCCCGCGCCCTGGCCTGATCGTGATCACCTCCCCGGCCGGGCACGAAGCGGACCACGCGAGTAGGTCCGGCCGGGGAGGCACGAACCGAGATCACGAGAAGGAGGTGAGCACGTATGGCACTTGTGCCAGCACCGATCGTCCCGGCGCCGGAACCGCTTAACACGCGGTACGGCCTGTTCACGGCCGCCAGCGGGCCTCTCGACCTCCCCACCCACGGGCAGGGGGGCGGCGTCCGCTACGTGCCCAACGCGTGTGGATCGGCCTACACGTACGGTGTCGCCTGCTACGACGGGGACAATCCGTCCCCCGAGAAGCCGCACGACCCGGACAACGACGAGGTCAGTACCGGCGTGTTCGCGGTGCTGTCCACGCTGAACTGTGGTGCGCCGGGTTACACCCGGGAGGAGTACCGGGCCAAGGTGCTCCGGCGCCTGGAGTCGGCCGAGCAATCGGCCGTGGAGCGCGCTCTCTGGTCCGGCCTGGACCTGGAGGGCAACTCCCTGGACATCCTGACACTTACGGGTCAGGCCGTGAACGTGGACGCGGGCTACGACCCGGGTCTGCTCACGGACGTGGTCGGCGCCCTGGAACGGTACGCGTACACCGAACAGGAGTACGGGTACCGGGCGTTCATCCACGCGCCGGTAGAGGTCGCGGCATTCGCGGCCGAGTCCGGCCTGGTGATCCCCGATGGCAACCGCAAGGTGACGCCGATGGGGAGCGTCTGGGTGTTCGGCGCCTACGCGCCCGGCGCGGTGATCATCACTGGCCAAACGACAGTGTGGCGCGCGGCGGAGACTCAGGTCTACGACGCGTTCGATCAGGCCACCAATGAAGTCCTGTTGGTCGCGGAGCGCACGTACGCGGTCGGGTTCGACTGCTTCGCGGGCCGCGCCGAGTTCGACCCCCTGGAGGCGGTCTCGTGACGAACCTGCTTTGTGCCAAGCCGCTCCAGGGATCCACGCTGCGCGTGACCCGCCTGGACGTGTGCGGTAACCCCGAGTTCGGGGACTGTGCCTTCGGCGTGTCCGACGGCTACGTCTCCGCGACGATCACCCCGAACACCGAGGAGGGGGAGCGTTTCCTCCAGCGGACCGCCTCGGGCCGGGCGATCGTCAACCAGCGTGGTGCCCCGATCCTGAACTGGTACGACGTGTCGATCCAGTTCCAGGAGGTGGACCCCGAGCTGTTCACCATCCTGACCGGGCTGTCCCCGTACTACGACGACCAGGACCGCGTCATCGGTTTCCCGGTCACCGAGTCCGAGTTCGCCACGGCCAACTTCGCGCTGGAGCTGTGGATGGGCAACGCCGAGGAGGCCTGCCTCCCCGGTACCGACCCGTTCTACGGGTACAACCTCCTGCCGTGGGTGACCGAGGGTGCCCTCACCGAGGACATCGTCATCACCAACGACCTGATCACCTTCACGGTGGCCGGTCGCACGCGCAAGGGCACCCCGTGGGGCACCGGCCCGTACGACGTGGTGGTGGACCAGAACGGTGACCCGTCGCCGCTGTTCACCGCGATCGCGGACGACACGCACCACTTGCCGATCTGGACCCAGCTTGCTCCGCCCGAGGCGGAGTGCGGTTGCCAGTCGCTCAGCTCCTGAGCAACGCGAAAGGCCCCCGGGAAACCGGGGGCCTTTTCCGTACACTGACCTGGACAGACAGGGAGGGACCATGCCACTCAACACAGCCGGGATCAACGCGTTCCTGGAGGACGGCAACGAGGCGGTCGTTTACGTCGCCATCGGCGACGGGCCGACATCGGCCGATCAGACCAGTGCGGCGCGCGTCCAGCTCACCAGCACGGTGGCCGGGGGAGTCATCACGGCCACCGGCGTTCCGTACGCGTTCACCGGCACGCCGGGGGACGGCGCCACGCACGCACTGTTCTTCTCAGCCGCCAGCGGTGGCACGTTCTACGGGTACGACGCGCTGACCGGTGACACCACGTTCAACGCCGCCGGGGCGTACAACCTGACCGCGCTCACCATCACCGGTTCCAGCACCTGAGCCCATGGCGCTCGAATCGATCGCGTGGCCAGCCACCCCGGCGTTCACCGACCTGGTGGACCCGGGGCAGTCCTACAACATGGGGATCCGGTTCTCGCACGAGGACGGCGGCCCGTGCTGGGGGGTGCAATGGCGTGTCCCGGACACGGTGACCGATCCTCCGGGCGGGACACACGCGGTTGCCATCTGGGACGTGGCCACGGCCAGCCGAGTCGCCTACGAGGAGTTCACGCCGGTCCCCGGTGGACTCCAGTCGGTGGAGTTCACCACGAAGCCCACCCTGGACCCGGCACCGGCTCTCTACGTGGCCACCGTCTACACCACGCACTACGTCTTCCGGTCTCCGAGCACGTCTGAGGTCACGTCACCCTCGGGCAAGATCGTCGCGGACAACGGGCGCCTGATCGGGTTCAACGGTGGCGCTCCGCTGGCGCCCTACCCCCCGGATCCGTTCAATGCCTGGTACTACGTCAGCCCGATCATGGACGACGGGGGAACGATCCCCCCGAACGAGGGCTCAGCCGCGCTGGGCCTGGACTTGGCTGTTGCGGCCACCGGCGGCCGGGACTCGGCCGGGTCGGCCGCCCTCGAGATCGGCCTCGGGGTGGCGGCCACCGGCGCCCGGAACTCCGAGGGCGCGGCGGCTCTGGGCCTCGGGCTGGCGGTCACCGCGACCGGATCGGCGCCGCACGGTGGTTCGGTCGCGCTCACCCTGGACCTGTCACCGGCCGGTGCCGGAGCACGTGACTCCCTGGGCGCGGCGGCCGTAGGCCTCGGGCTGGCCGTGTCCGGCGCCGGAGCGCGTGACTCCCTGGGCGCAGCCGCGCTGGCCCTCAACCTAGCCGTGTCCGGCGCCGGGTCCAACGGGGATGTGGGCTGTCCCGTTCCGCCGTTCCCGTTCGCTCCCCGGTCCGGACTCGTCCTCCCCTGGACGCCACGGGCTGTAAGGTCATTCCCAGGAGGGGATTGCTGATGATGCCATGCGCCTGGGACGTGACGGTCCCGATCGACTTTTGTTCCACGTGGAACGACTACTCGGACGCCACCAAGAACTCCGCACTCTGGCTGGCATCGACCTGGTTGTGGGGTGCCACCGGCCGCCGGTTCGGCGTGTGCCCGGTGACCGTCCGGCCGGGCCAGGCCCGCCGGTCCGAGTCGGCCTACCGGGAGTTCGCGGTCACTCCGGGCGCCCAGGGCCTGGGCGTGGCGGGTGGCCCGTTCCTGTTCGGCGGCCGGTGGTTCAACGCCGGGTGCGCGACGGCATGCTGCGGCTCTTCCGCGTGCGCCGTCGTGCTGCGGGGTCCGGTGGCCGAGGTGGAGGAAGTCGTGGTCGGGGAGGAGGTCGTCTCTCCGTCGGCCTACCGCGTGGACGTGTCCGGCGGCGCCTGGCTCCTGGTCCGTACCGACGGTGAGTGCTGGCCCGCGTGCCAGAACATGACTGCCACGCCCGGTGAGCCTGACACGTTTGAGGTGACGTACGGCCAGGGGACGGCCGTGCCCGAGGCTCTGGCCATCGCCACTGCCATCCTGGCGTGTGAGTACGCCAAGCACCTTTCGGGCGGCCGGTGTGCGCTCCCGGCCAAGATGACACGGCTGTCCCGTCAGGGTGTCGAGGTCGAGGTGGCCGCGCCGGACCCGGCCGGTGGGACCACCGGAATCAAGACGGTGGACGACGTGGTGGCCACGCTGAACCCGGGCAAGCTTCGTCAGCCCCCGCGTGTGATGTCGTTGGACCTCCCCGAGGGATGCGACCGGACCACGGTCTGGATCGGGGGTAGTTGACATGGCAGTGTCAGACCCGCTCGTGATGCCGCTGGTCCGGGAACTCCTGGAGTGCTACGAGACTGAGCTGGCCAAGCTGGCCGACCCTCCGGTGTCGATCGGTCTCCGGCCCGGCACCATCGTCGGGCACCTGCTCTCCACCGGTGACGACGAGTGTTGCTCGGGTCTGGCCTGGGTCCGGCCAGTCACGTTCTACCCGAGTTCTACCGCGTTCCCGAATCAAGACACTGTGGCCCAGAAACAGGGGACCCGGGCCTGGGCCGTCACGCTGGAGATGGGCTACGTCCGGTGCGCGCCGACCCCGGACGAGCACTCGATTCCCAGCAACGATGATTGGGATGACGTGCTCACGGCCGTGATGGACGCGGGCGCGGCGATGCGACGCGCGATCTGTTGCATGACAGACGCTCAGCCGATGCGCGCCCAGCGGATCGTCCCGGGCCAATGGGAACCGGCCCCGGTGGAGGGCGGCTGTGTCGGCGGCACCCTCCCCATCACGATCATGGGACCCGCGTGTGACTGCGCGGACGCGGGGGATACCTCATCCTGAACAGCAGCTAGCCGGGGGGAGCCCTACCTCACCCCCGGCCAGCGCCAATGTCCCCCGACCTTACAGCCGTAGCTACCATGATCACAATAGGCCGTGGGGAAGGAACATCGTGGCGACTTACAAACTCCGGCTCGATCAGGCCGCGCTGAACGGTCAAGGGGTCCAGACCGCTCAGCGCCTAGTCAGGCGGGTCACGCGTGGCACGTTCAACCGGTCCCAGGTGCTGTGCCCGGTGAACACCGGCAACCTCCGCGCCACCGGCCAGTTCAGCACCCAGACCCAGGGCCTGATCGTGTCCGGGGAGGTGAAGTACACCGCCCGGTACGCGGCCGCCGTGCACGAGGGGCGCCGCGCCCTGACCATCACGGCCAAGGGCAACGGCCGCCTACGGTTCGTCGTGGACGGCCGGGTCGTGTTCGCGCGCCGTGTCCACCAGCCCGCTCGGGCCGGTCGGCCTTTCCTCCGGACCGCGCTGGTGGAGGTGGCGACCCGGGAAGGACTCAGGGTCTCCACACGGTGACCTGGTGGAAGGTGGCCGGGATCTGCCTGGCCGTGGGCCTCGGGTTACTGGCGTTCATCGCGTACCTCTGGCTGACAGCCTGGCCACACGGCTGAGATGTCCTGTCGCCCGGTGGTACCGTGACAGCATGACGACGACCACCGAACCGGCCGAGGAGTTCCCGGCCCTTCCCGTGACGTTCATGGGCCGGGAGGTCTACTCCCGGATGCCGAGTCCCGAACAGCTCCTCGTCTGGCAGAGGACCGTCAAGCGGCTGACCGAGGCCCCCATCAATGCCTCCTGGACCGGGTCCGAGGTGATGGGCGCCCTCGAACGTCTTCGCAAGATCATCGACTCCCTGATCGTCGAGAAGGCTGACATCAACTGGCTGGACGATCAGTTCCTGGACGGCGCCGTGACGTTCCGGGATCTGGCGCCGTTCATCACTGATGTGACCGAGGCCTTCACCAAGGCGGCCGAAGAGAACGGCAACCGGGAGGAACGGCGCGCGGCCAAGAAGGCCCCGGCCAAGAAGGCGACCAGAAAGAAGGCGACGACCTCATGACGACCCCGTTCCAGAGCGCGGCCACCACGCTGGGCACGGCCGAGCACGCGGCCCGGATCACCGAGGGGCGGCACCCGGGAGTGGTCACGGCGCTGGCGTGGCTGGCGTTCTCCCACCTCCCCTCACGGCTCCAGGACTTCTCGAGGCCCTTCTACCAGACGGCCGTGGAGCTGATCATCGAGTGCCAGGACTCGGCCGAACTGACCACCGCTCTGAACACGCTGGTGGAGGCCAAGGACTGGGCGGTCCGCGCCGGGATCCGCTCGGACCTGGGCCGTCCCGGGCCGGTCCCGCGTCCCGCCGAGGTGGTGGACCCTCCGGTGATCGACAACCGGATCGGCCCCAACTTCGGCCGTCCGATTCAGGACCGCCAGGTGGGCAACTACGGCGCCGGTCAGCCCAAGCCCCGTCCCATCCGCGACAATCCCCAGGCGTGATAACCTAGCAGTCACGCCGGGAAAGTCTCGGCGGGGAAGGGCAGAGATGACGGAGTACCGCGAAGTCCAGGTCGACGACGAGGACACCGAATCCAAGATCTTGGACATGCTGGCTGATCACATGCCGTACGCGTTCGTCGTGGCCAAGACGATCAATCCGGATCTTACAATTCGGGTGTCCACCAGCGCGCCCGAAGAGAAGACGCTGAGGGGCCTGCTGACCAAAACCCTCTGGGCGCTCCCGGCCGGGGCCAAGGCCATCTCGGACGGGTACCACACGTTCGGGGAGCTGTACGACCACCGGCGCGCACTGACCGCCGTGGTGGCGGTGTCGGCCGCCACGTCCGGTGACTCGTGGCGGAGCAAGGCGCATCACACCGAGGACGGGCCGATGTTCGACGGGTCGTTCATCGTGGGGATCGAGCTGCCCACCGGCACGATCACCTACCACTACAACCTGGAACACTGGGACGACTTCACGGGTGTCCCCGAGCTGGAGCACGCGCCGAAGTGGGACGGCGCCAGTCCGGACGACACCGTGGCCCGCCTGCTGGAGACGGCGCGGTTGGCCGGGTCGGCCCAGGATCTGGGCATCACCTCCCCGGAGACCGGGGAGTGAACAGCCGGGGCCGACGGGCTCAGTTGCGGGCCTCCATCCGGCGGTCCCGCAATATCCGTGAGGCCCTGGCCGAGAAGAACCGGCGCGATGCGCGCCGGGCCCAGAAGGAGCGGGAGCGCGGTGAACGTTGACCCGCTGGCATCCATGCGGTGCTGGGCGATCAGTGTGGAACTGGGGGGCCGGGAGTTTGAGATCCCGGCCCTTCCGGCCGTGGACTGGTGGTCCCTGATCGTGTCCGGAGACGCTACCCAGATCGTTGACCTCTTAAGGTCAGAAACCCGGGCCGATGACGATGCCCTGGACGCCATGCTCCTGGATGGGCGGATCACCACCGAGGAGATCAGCCAGGCGATCGCGGACGTGGTGGAGGAGGTGACCGGCCGCTCGTTTCACGCTGCTTTCGTCCTGGCCACCATAGCCACTTCAGCATGGCCCATGGTCGGCGGCCAGTTGGCCCGGGACGGATTCCGCTGGGACGTAGCGCCGATCGGCGCGGCCCTGGACGCCATCTACGCGATCATCGTGGAGAGCCTGAAGGAGAAGAACCGGGACAAGTTCCTGGAACTCCTGGAGAACGACACGGTCTCCCTGCCGGGCAGGAAGAGGACCCCGAGTCAGCGCGTGGTCGACGAGTTCGAGACTATGGCCGGTCCCCGCCCAGCCCCAGCCCCCTTGCCTGGGAAAGCCAGCGCCGGGCCGTCCGGTAGTCCACGGCCCAGAACTCGGACACGGCCCCGCCAGCTCCCCCAGGACGGCCGATCCGGCGTGCCCAAGCGGCGACCCTGACCACCCGCTCGAAGTGGTCCACCGGCCAGCTACGGGCGCCGGGCGGCCGGGGCTTGGCCAGCATCCGGTAAAGAGCCTCCCCCTCCCCCAGGAGCGCGCTGGCGGCCACGCTGGCGATCTGCCGGATGGGGAGCTGAGCCAGCGCGGTGGACGTGATGGGCTCTCCGTTCTGTGATCGGACCACCAACTCGGTGATGGCCGGTCGATCCGCGTCACCGGAGAGGCGCACCTGAATCCCCCACGGGAACGCCGGGTCATTGAAAACCACGGTGTTTCCCAGGTTGGTGAGCTGGGCGCGTGAGACATCCATGTGGACAGCGTAACTGAAATGCCCTCTTGCACCGGATGGCCGTGACACTTAACGGTCATCTACGCTGGTCACGTGCCGGACGTGGGAGAAGCCAGGATAGAGGTCGAGGGCGACGTACGTAATTTCGCCCGTAAGACCGAACGAGACCTCAACCGTGCGCTGGACCGGGTCAAGGTCAAGCCTGTCGACGTGCCGGTGGACACGGAAGGCGTAAGCAAGGCCGGAGAAGAGGCCGGGGAGCAACTGGGGGAGGGCATCACCCGGGGCGCGGACGGCAAACTCCGTGATGCCCGTGGCCGGTTCATCAAGACCGGAGAGCAGATCGGCGAGGATGTCGGCCGGGGTGCTGGCCGGGGGTTCGGCCGGTTCTTCGGACCGTCTCTGCGGCGAGACACCGACGGCAACGGGATCAGCCGATTCCTGAGCGGCCTGTTCGGTAACGCGGGCCGGGAGTCCTCCCGATTGTTCGCCAAGGCGCTCACCGGTGGTCTGAGCGGGCTGGCCAAGGTGGCCGGACCGGCCCTGTCGGTGGCCGGTGTGGGCATCGCCGGTGCCATCGCTGCGGCGGCTGTCCCCGCGATCGGCTCCCTGATCGGCGCCGGTATCGCCACGGGCAGCGTGCTCGGCGCGATCGGCCTGGGTGCGGCCCTGCTCAAGAACGAGCCGGAACTGAAGTCGGCCGCCAAGAGCCTGATGGACACGGTAAAGACCGAGTTCACGGCGGCCGCTCAGCCGCTCCTCCAGCCGCTCGTGGGCGCGCTCGGTGAGTTCGAGAAACTGGCCGTTCGGGTTGCCCCCCAGCTCAAGACCATGTTCCAGGGGCTCGGTCCCCAGGTGGAAACGCTGACCGGCGGGCTGGTCGGCCTGGTGGAGAACGCGCTCCCCGGGTTCGTCAACCTGGTCAAGTCCAGCGGGCCGATCACCGAGCAATTCGCCAATGGTCTGTCCGGTCTGGGTGGGGCACTGAAAGGCATGTTCAACAACATCGCCGATGCCGCTCCCGGACTGGCCCTGTTCTTCAAGGATTTCTTCAACGGCATTCAGTTCGTCGTGACCAAGCTCGGCGAATTCATCAACTGGTCGGCACGCGCTTACACCTCGATTCGCAGTCTGTTCGTCGGGGCAGAAAACGCTGGGGAGGTATTCTCCCGGATCGGTGACGCGATCCAGAATCTGGTCACCAACGGGCTCCAGTATCTGGGCGAGAATCTTCCCGCCATCGTCGACCGGATCATTGCTTTCCGGGAGATGGTGACGGACGCTCTGCTCAAGCTGGTGGGTGCCGTGGCCGAGGCCCTGCCCACCCTGATCCCTCAGGTGATCGCGGGCGCCGTCCAACTGGTGACCGGCCTGGTGAACACACTGGTCTCGGCCGCTCCTGATCTGGTGACGGCCGCCGGTGCATTGATCCAGGGACTGGCCGACGGCCTGCTGTCCGCTCTGCCGGTGGTCCTGCCCGCTATCGTCCAGCTCGGTGTGACCCTGATCGACGGCCTGATCAACCTGGTCCCGATGCTGATCTCGACCGGGCTTCAGTTGATCCAGGGTCTGATCGAGGGGGTCCTGGCCGCACTTCCCGGGCTCGCCACGGCGCTGATCCAGGCGGTCCCCCAGATCATCTCGTCCTTCCTCTCGGTCCTCCCCGATCTCCTGCTGCTGGGGACCGACATCATCCGGACGATCGTCGAGGGCCTGGCGACCGCTGTCCCCCAACTTGTGGCGGCGATCCAGAGCGATGTGATCCCGGCGCTGATCAATGCGTTCCAGACCCAGGGCCCGATGCTGCTGGAGCAGGGGAAGAAAGCCCTTCAGCAATTCATGCAGGGGCTGGCCCAGAATGTCGGGACCATCGGATCTCTGATCACCGGGACCATCATTCCGGCCATCACGTCGTTGTTCGACAACGCTCCGAACTTCCTGGATGTCGGTCTCAAGATCCTCGGCAAGATAACGGACGGATTGCTCCAGGGGCTGGGAACTCTCGCCGCATTCGTCAGCGGGACCCTGCTTCCCCGGATCACCCAGTTCTTCCGCGACAACCCGGACATCATCTCGACCGGTGTCGAGATGATCACCAAATTGGTGGTCGGCCTCGTCAATGGGATCGGGAAGATAGCGACATTTGTGACCGGAACTCTGATCCCGAAATTGGGCGAGTTCATCATTCAGAACGGGCCGGGAATCCTGTCTGCCGGAGCGGAACTGATCGGGCAACTCGCTCTCGGTCTGTTGCGGGCAATCCCGACGATCGTCGTCTCCGTCGGCAAGATCATCGCCGCGATCCTGAGTGCGATCCTGTCGGCCGCCGGAGGCCTGGTCTCAGCGGCTGTCAGTTTGATGGCCGGGTTCGCTTCCTCCCTGGTCTCGGCTGGCGTCAGCCGCGCCCGCTCGGCCATCAACTCGGTTCGGGGAGCGATCGTCTCGGCCGCCGCAAACGCGATCTCGTGGCTGGTCTCGGCTGGCCGCAACGTGATCACGGGCCTGACCAACGGGATCGGCAACGCGCTGGGGAAGATCCGGTCCGTGCTGGCGGGGGCCAAGACAGCCGCCCAGAACGCGCTATCCGGTGCTGCTTCCTGGCTGGTCGGTGCTGGCCGCCAGATCATCGACGGCCTGATCAGCGGCATCCAGTCCGGGTTCGACCGCGTGCGTGGCCTGCTGAACAACCTGACCGGGATGCTTCCCGATTGGAAGGGCCCGGCCGAGGTGGACAAGAAGATCCTTCACGATTCCGGCCGCCTGGTGATGGCCGGTTTCGAGTCCGGCCTCACCAGCCAGTTCGACTCGGTCAAGCGGACGCTGGCCGGGCTGACTTCCGACCTCACTCCGGCGAACATGCCCTCGGGCGCGATCCGGGGCGGGGACGGGGCCAGCGTGAGTGTGCCGACCGGCGGCCGTATGACTACTGTGACGTTGGCGCCCGGTGCCATCGTGATCCAGGGCCAGGGCGCCGAGGCCGGGCAGGAAGCGGCCGAGGCCCTCCTGGAGGCCCTGGCCAACGCACAGGACTGACGGGGAGGGTTCATGGGCACGATCACCACGCTCCGGCCGTCCGCCACCTCCTCGGGGGTCGGCTGGACGGCCACGCCGAGCGGCACTCTCCACGGGGTAACGGCCGACGACTCGGACTCCACTTACGCGCTCTGGTCCGGCTCGGGCTCGGCCCTGATCCTGGCCACCCCCGCCGACGAACCGCCCGTAGGTGAGCGTCGTCATCAGGCGCGGCTGCGGATGCGCGGTGAGGACGGAGACGCCTGGGGCGCCGTCCGGCTGGCGTCCGGTGGACTGGCCGCCGGGGTGGCCGCGCCCTTCTCCTCCTCCCCCGGGACCGTGACCGGATCCTGGGGATTCGGCGTACCGGCCGACGGATCCACCGTGCTCTCCGCCTACGTGACCGGCCAGACCTCGGGGGTCAAGCTCCAGGAGCTTTACCTGGACGTGGACTCCCGGCTGGCGCCGACGTTCACGGCCCAGGTGATCGACGGGTCCGGCGTGGTCACCACGACGATCAGCGATACAGCTCAGCCCACCATCCGGGCCAGCACTGTCGACCTGGACGGGCTGACCGCGCGGCAGTACCGGTTCTGGGTCACCTCGGGCGCCTCGATCGTGTGGGATACCGGCATCGTGCCGGGCCCAGCGTTCGATCAGGAGACCACCGCGCTGGACAACGGGACGTACACCGCCCACCTGCAGGTATGGTCCACCCTGGGCAACAACACGGAGTACGCCAGCGATGAGGAGACCGTGACGTTCACGGTCTCCGTCGGCGCGATCCCGGCGCCGGAGAACCCGGTCGTGGCACAGGTGGTGGACACCCCGTTCTACGAACTTGAGGTCTGCGCGCCGTACGCGGGGGATTTTGATGACAGCGCGGCGTACATCGAGATCCAGCGCGTGGACTGTGCGAGCAGCGATGAACCCACGACCGTCAGCGTGGCGATCCTCGGGCCTCTCGACACCGATGAGTGTGCGACGTACGTGGACTACTCGCTCCCCCGGACGGGGGTGGGGGCCACGTGCACGCACTCTCCCGAGCTGTGCTGTTCGTACTACCGGGCACGGACCCTGGGCCGCATCGACGGATCCCTCCAGATCTCGGACTGGTCCGACGCGTACGACCCGGGCATCCCGAGCGGCATGGTCTTCCTCTGGCCCAGCACGGCCGCCAGCGTGCCGGAGGGCTGGAGCCGGGTCACCGAGCTGGACGGCCGGTACCCCAAGGGGGTCGCGACCGTGGCGACCCAACCGGGCACCACGGGAGGGGCGGCCAGCCACACGCACACGGTGACCGCGCACACGCACGACACCTCTCACATCCACACGACCACGGGCGCCACGTCGGCCGCCGTCGGTACCTTGAGCACCGGTGACAACGGGGCGGGGAACGCGGCACCTCTCTCCACGCACACGCACACCACGCCCAGTACCAACTCGGCCACGGTGGTCAGCGGGAGCACCGCCCCGACGATCGGCACGGCTGGCAACGATCCGGCTCGGCTCGAGGTCGTGTTTATCGAGAGCAACGGCCAGCCGCTGGGCGTGCCGGACGGCGCTCTGGCCCTGACGCCTGACACTTCACTGTCAGGATGGACCGATTACGCGGACGCCAACGGCCGGTTCATCAAGGGCGCGGCCGCCGCCGGGGACGGTGGTGCCACGGCAGCCAGCGTGATCGACAACCACACGCACAGCATCTCCGCGCACACCCACACCGGAACCAGCCACAGTCACACCAGCTCCAGCACCGGGGCTGTGACCTCTACCAAGAACCTGTTCAGCGGTCCGAACCCGGCCACGTTCACGGTCAACCACACCCACCCAATCAGCATCGGGAACGCGAACACATCGTCTCTGGACAGCGGTGGATCAGGAACCTCGGGTGCGTCGTCGCTCGGCACCAACGAGCCCCCGTTCACTCAGGTCCGGGTGAAGGAGAACACGTCCGGGGACGTCAGTCTCCCGGTCGGCCTGATCGGTATCTGGCGCGGCTCTCTGGGGAGCATCCCGGATCACTGGGCTCTGTGCGACGGGACGAGCGGTACGCCCAACCTGATCGCCCGGTACCCCAAGGGGGCTACCTCCTCCATCGGTTCCACCGGCGGATCTCTCGACCCGCACACGCACAGCACTCCGAGCCACAGCCACAGCACGACCGGGCACGCCCACTCGATGACCATCGGGGTCCAGAGCGGGGGCAGCACGAACGTCAGCGCCACGGCCACGGTGTCGGTGGCGAACTCCACCCACACGCACACGCACGGGAACACGGACAGCACAACGCCGACCGTGACGAACTCGACCTCGGGCACGCTGGCCAGCACGACCAGCGAACCCCCGTTCGAGGAAGTGGCTTTCGTCCAACTGGTCGAGACCCCTACTCCTCCCCCTTCCCCGGACGAGTTCTGCCTGACCTGGGACGAGGACTACCACCTCTTGCGTACCGAAGGCCCGGATGGACCCATGTGGGCCGAGGTGGGCGGCCTAATCACCTGGGAGAGGGATCGACCGTTCACCGTGGCCACGGGTGTGATGGGCGGCCGCTTCGTGACCAGCTCATCCCCCGGGGGCCGGAACGTCCGGCTGACCACGGCGGTGGAATCAGAGGCCGAGCTGGCCCAGCTCAAGGCAGTCCTGGCTCGTCCTCTGGTGCTGATCTCTCCCAGCGATTCGGCCGAGGTCTGGGCGGCGCCCGTGGCTTCGTCCGTTCGCGTGATCAAGATCGGCCGTATCCGCCAGGTGTCGGCGGAGTTCATCGCTACCGGGCCGCAACCGTCACCGCAACTGGCTGACGTGGGCGTATGAACAGGGACGCGGGCCGAACGATAAGCCCAGGTGGTGCCTCGTTCTGGGTGCGACCAACGATAATCGCGGGTGGTGCTTCGTTGTGCGGGCCGAACGATAAGCCCGGGGTACTTCCTCGTTCTGCCTGTGACGTTACCGCATGGCTGCGAGGTTCCGCAACTCCGGGTATGGGAGGATCACAGGCATGGCTGTAACCGACGTGCTCCGGCCCCTCTCCGTGCGCCTGGCGGGTGCCGGTGTGGCCGTGCCTTCCGGCAACCTGGCCGGGGTGACCTCGGACAACTCCGACTCGACCTACATCCAGTTCCTCCTGGTCAATTCGGACCATAACTGGAGTCTGCGGCTGGAGTCGCACACCCCGGCCGCCGGATACCAGCGCCACCAGATCCGGGGGCGCATCCGCATCCGGACCGATGCGGGGACGACGTTCGAGGACATCGACGTCGGCCGGGGAGCGACCTCGTACATCCGGTACGGCACGGTGCCGGTCACGGACGCCTTCGCCGATCAGGCCACCCCATGGTTCCAGGACGCGGCGTTCGGGCTGAACACGGTGGGCGCTCTGTCCGATCTCAACATCGGCGGGGGGTGGATGGCCGGATCCGTCGGGGCGACCGAGATCCGGACCGCCGAGTGCTACCTCGATGTGGACTGCCGTCTCGGCCCCCAGTACAACGCCGAGGTTCAGGACGCGGCCGGGGACGACCAGAGCGGTGGCACGGTCACCGATACGACCCAGCCCACCCTGTTCATCGGCGCGGTGGACTACGACGGTCTCCCGGCCGCCTCCTGGTCGGTGACGGTCAAGGACGCGGTCGACGCCACGGTCTTCACGTCGTCCGGCACCGGTGTCCCGCCGACCAGCGTGGAAGTGACCACCAGTCTTGAGGACGGTGCGTACACCGCACTGTTCTCGGTCACCTCCACGATCCGGGGAGCGGACGCGTTCGAGGTGACGGACACGATCGCGTTCTCCGTCCAGAACGTGGTCCCCCCGCCGTCGCCTCCCCTGGTCACGGTCACCGAGTCGGACGGCGGCTACCTAGTTTCCTGGGAGAATCCGGGTGGCCAGGCCTGGGACAACGACTACGTGGTGGCCGAGGTCTGGCGCCAGGACTGCAACGGGCTGGCCCGGATCGCCACGGTGCCGGACGGGCTCAACGGCTCATACCTGGACCTGGCCATCCCCCAGCTCGACCCGATTGCCAGCGGCCCTGACTGTGAAGTGTCAAGCGAAGCGTGCGATGTCACGTACCTGGTCCGGTATCAGGGCTACGTCTCCACGTTCGTCGAGTTGCCGGACACCATCCCGTCCGACCTGATCCTGGCCTGGCCCAGCACGGCCGCCAGCATCCCGTCCGGCTGGACACGGGTGACGGCGCTGGACGGTGTGTTCCCCCGGGGCGCCACCGGGACCGGAGCGCCAGTGACGACCGGTGGCGCGGCGAGCCACTCCCACACCACTCCGGGCCACCGGCACGCGGTCAACGCGCACAGCCACGGCGTGGGGGGCAACACGGGGACCAGCAACTCCAGCACCACCTCCGCCCGGTTCAACGGGGCCAGCAAAGCTCAGGCCGACCAGCCGCACTCGCATGCCAAGCCCAGCTCGACCGGGTCGGCCGGAGCGTTCTACACGACCGTGACGGCGCCGGGGACCAGCTCGGCGAACAACACTCCCCCGGCCCTGGACGTGATCTGGATCGAATCGGACGGGTCGCAAGCGGCGTACCCGATCGGCGCGGTGGGCTGGTCCACCGAGAGTGTGTCCGGCTGGACGACGTACGCGGCGGCCAGCGGCCGGTACCTCAAGGGCGCGGCCACCGGCGGAAACGGCGGGGGGACCTCGGGCTCTGCCAGCCATCAGCACGTCGTCAACAGCCACCTCCACGGTGGGGTGACGCACGACCACTCCATCGGCTCGACCGGGTTGAGCAACCCGTCCAGTTCCCAGGAGGCCGGTACCGGATCGAGCACCCCTCGGTGGCTCCCCCGGCACACGCACCCAATGAACGTGGACACGGCGGCCACCGGGAACACGGCCAGCGCGAACGGCGGCACCACCGGCGCGGCCACCCTGGAGCCACCGCACCGGCGGTTGCGAGTTCTGCAGAACACGGGCGGAGGGACCCAGACCCGGATCATCGGGCTGTATCTCGGGGCGGTCGCGGATCTAGATCCGATCCTGACCCTTTGCGACGGATCGAACGGCACCCCGGACATGCGCACCTACTTCGCCCGGGAGGCCGGTTCCGACTCGGTGAACTCCACCGGCGGTGCGTCGAACCACTCCCACACCACCCCGAACCACACCCACGGGATGCCAGGCCACGCACACACGCTGGACGTGCTGGCCTCCACCACGACCTCATACGAGGCCCCATCCTTCGGGGACCTGGGAGACAGCCCAACGACCGGGCACACGCACTCAGCCGGGACGACGGACAGCGATTCCCCGGACGTGAACCCGGCCAACTCCGGCGCCACCAACACGGTCAGCCACCTCCCTCCGTACCGGGAGGCTCACTTCGTCCGGCTGGACGGCACGATCTCCGGTGGCCCGCTCCCCGTGCCGGAACTCAAGATCTCCGCGTTCGCTTCGGTGACGGTCCCGGCGCTGGAGTACGCCGACGGCCTGGACCGGCTGGCCAGCCTGACCACCAAGCTGGCCGTGGTGACCGACCGGTCCAGCGCGTACCCCCGGCTGGTGGCCGACTCCACCCCGCTGGACGGTGGGCTCCACTCGGTCAGCACCACCGAGCCCGGGGAGGACATCACCCTGTCGATCGCGGTGGAGGGCATGGCCGCGATCGACGAACTGGAGGAGTTGCTGGCCTCGGACCGGCTCTACTTCTCGCCGCTCGGCGGTACGTCGGGCTGGTACGCGCCGGGGAGCTGGACGGTCAACCGTCCGGCGCCGGACGTCTGGGTCGTACAGATCACCCTCGTCAACCAGCCGTGGCCCACCACGGCCGACCCGGAGGAGTACCTGTAGATGCCTACTCGGTTCGACAGTGCGCGCCACCAGGCGGCTCTCGCCACCCCGACGGCCTACCGCCGGTGGATGAGGTTCACAGCCAGCCGGGGCGGTCAGACCGTGGAGCTGGAGCCGGTGGGTGGCAGTCTCACCCAGGACAACCGGCGCAACGGCCGGTGGGACGGGCGCCTCTCGTTCGTCGGTGATGACCTCATCCCGTCCCGGCCCAGTGACATCCTCACCCCGTTCGGGACCACGTTCACCGTGGATCTGGGCCTCGAGCTTCTTGACGGTTCAGTGTCAACTGTCCCGTACGGCACCTACGAGATCAGCACGGTCGGGACGAGGATCTCGGCCGACACCCGTGTGATCGACGTGGGCCTGTCAGATATCTCGGGCGAGGTGGAGCGCTACCGGTTCGAGAGCCCGCACACCGTGGCGGCCGGGACCGACCTGGCCACCATGGTCAACAACGTGATCTCGAACCGAACGGGTATCAACCCGGGGGTGCCTGCCACGGGAGCCACGCTCGGGGCGCCCCGGACGTTCGGACTCGACAGCGCGACCGCGCCGTGGTCCGAGATCCTGGACGTGCTGGCCGGGTTCAGCCGGACGGCCTGGTACGACCGAGTGGGGGACATCCAGATCGGCGTGGTGACGGCGGACACCGATGCGGCTTACCCGTTGTCCTCCCTGGCCAGCCTCTCGGCCGATTTCGACACGCGGCCGCCCAACGTCGTGGTGGCCCGAGGCGAGCCCCAGGACGGATCCGCACCGGTTCAGGCGGTGGCCATGGACACCGACCCCTCCTCCCCGACGTACGCGGGGACCGGGCCGGGAACCAGTCCGTACGGCCGCGTGACGGAGTTCTACTCCTCCCCCTTGCTCACGACCGTGGCCCAGGCCCAGAGCGCGGCCAATACGATCCTGGCGGCCAACGTCGGCGCCGGGGCCACGTACGCGCTGATCGTGCCGTACGACCCAACCATCACGGCCGGGGACGTGGTGGCCGTCGGGGGTGCGATCCTGGCGGTGGATGCTGTGACGGTCAACCTCACTGGTGACACGTCCCTCCAGGTTCGGGAGCTGGGCTGATGCCGATCGATCTCAGCAAGATCAAGAAGAAGATCAACCCGACCCCGGATGGTCAGGACGTTCTCCGTCTACGGACGGCTGTCATCGCCGCGCGGGACGCCAGCACCGGCCGGGTATCCATCACCCTGAACGACGCTCTCGTGACCGACGTGCCGGTGCTGGGGGCGGCCGTGTTCACGGTCGGCACGTCGGTCCAGGTGCTCTCGTATCGGGGCTCACTGCTGATCCTCGGCGGATCGAACGCGGCATCGGCCGTGCCGGTCGAGGCCACCGGCAACACCACCCTGGGGAGCACCACCTCCACCTCCTTCACCAACAGCCTGACCACGACCGGCGTGCACGGGGTGGCCTTTATCGCGCCCCCCTCCGGCATCGTTCAGATCTTCGGCCGGGCCGGGGGCGGAAACGACACGGTGGGCCAGTACTCCCTGCTGGACCACGAGGTCCGCCAGGGATCGACGGTCGGATCGGGGACGGTCTACCGGGCGACCACCACGGACACAGCATCGGTCTTCATGTCCAGCACGTCGGCGGGCCAGGGGCCGCTGAACATCGTGGGCCTGGTGAGTGGGATGACGCCCGGCGCGGTCTACAACGCGTCGCTCACCTACGCCTGTACGGCCGGTACCGCGCGGTTCAACCGGAGATACATACTCGTCAGGCCACAGTGATACTTAACAGTCAACAGGGGGCAGCATGCCGCTCGGTACTCCACAGCCCATCGTCATCTTCCCGGCCCAGATCAACGTCCCGCACGAGCACCTGTTCATCTCCGTCCAGATCCAGAGCGACGGCACGCCCGAGGGGAACGCACTTCTCGACACCATCCCTCAGGAGCTGATCGACTTTCTCCAGGGGTGGCCGGACAGGTTCGGCAACGTCACCGGCCAGGTCTACGACACGTCGCTCATACCGATCAGTGCGACGAACCAGGATCTCCCGCCGGACCCCGATCCCGAGCCGGAGTGAAGTAGCGGGGGGAGCGGGGAGACCCCCTACGCTATACACGTTGAGAAAAAGACGTGCCTGTTAGGTGTGTGGGCACACCCGAGAGCGCGTGCACGCGGGGGAGAGCGCCGGAGAGCTGCCCCCGCTCCCCCCGCTTCCTCGCCGATAGCCGGGCACACCGGGATGTCCGCCGACCTGATACGCTGAGGACATGACAGCCATGCCGCCAACGTGGAGCATCCTGGTGCCGACCCTCGGGGAGCGCCGGGAGCTGTTCGGGCGCCTCATGCGCGGCCTGCTCCCCCAGCTCGACCCCTACGGCGGCCGCGTGCGCGTGGTCGGCTGGTTCAACAACGGCACACCTCCTCTCCCCCGGATCCGCCAGACGATGATCGAGCAGGCCGAGACGGACTATGTCTCTTTCGTGGACGATGACGACCTGGTGAGCCCCGACTACGTGGCCGAGATCGTGGCCGCTCTGGAGACCCGGCCGGACTACGTCGGGTTCCAGGTTCAGTGCTACTCGGACGGCGCGCCCACGGCGGTGGCGTACCACTCCCTGGAATTCCGGAAGTGGCGCAACCTCCCCGGCCGGTTCGAACGGGACATCTCGCACATCAACCCGATCCGGACCGTACTGGCCAGGCGTGCCAGTTTCGCCCGGACGCGGACCGGTGGCGCCGAGGACCGGGACTGGGCCGGGCAGCTTCGGCGTGCCAAGATCCTCCGGACCCAGGTGGTGGTCCCCCGGATCATGTATCACTACCTGTTCACCACGACCGGGACGCGCTGGCAGAAACCGCGCGCCATCACCCCCGGGGAGCGATCGATGATCGACCACCCGCACTTCACCTGGAGTGAATGATGATCAAGATTCCTGCCCGGTGGTGGACACGGCGATGTGAGGGCGGATGCCCGGACACGTCGCCTCACACCCACCACCTGACCTGGATTGGTCGACGCGTGTTCAGGGGTGCTCGGTGACCGTCGATCTCGCGATCGTCATCCCCACCCGGGGGCGCCCGGGGAACATCCGCAAGGTCATCAGCGCCTGGGACTTCACGAACGCCTGGGACGTGGCGGACATGATCCTGGCCGTCGACGCGGACGACCCGGAGTACCAGCGGTACGAGGCGCTCCACGAGGAGCATCGGCACCCGGACACGGGGGAGGAGCTGTTCTCCATCCACGTGCAACCGCACTGGGTGCCGATGGTGCACAAACTCGACTACGTGGCTTTCACACTGACCGAGGGCTACTTCGCCATCGGATTCGCCGGTGACGACCACTTCCCCCAGACGATCGACTGGGCCAAGCGGTACTTGACCGTGCTGCACGAGATGGGCACCGGCATGGTCTACGGCGACGACGGATACCAGGGCCGCAAGCTCAGCACCGAGTGGGCCGTCACTTCGGACGTAGTTCGCGCGCTGGGCCGCATGGTCCCGGCGCCGGTGGAGCACATGTACTGCGATAACGCCATGATGGACCTGTTCAACGGCGCCGGGGCGCTCCGTCACCTCCCCGAGGTCCGGATCGAGCACATGCACCCGGTGGCCGGTAAGGCCGACAGCGATGACCAGTACAAGCGGGTGAACCACCGCGACCAGTTCCGCAAAGACCGGGTGGCGTACGAGCGCTGGCGTTCCTCCGGGATGGTCACGGACATCAACACGGTTCGTGCCTTCCGGCTCGGCCAGCCTGAGTACCGGGTGTCCCCTGACAAGCCGATCATCATCTCCACTCCCCGGACGCGCGGCGTGGTCCGCCGGTCCGGCCCGACCACCAGGAAGGTTGACGTGGCACGCTTCCCGTTCTCCAAGGAGTTCAAGGAGGTCCGGGGCGCGACCCCGGACGAGATCGGTATGACGCTCGCTGACTTCGCGCTCCAGGTGCCCGCTGACCAGGAGATTGTGGAGCTGGGCGTGTTCCAGGGCCGGACCGCGCTGATCATGGCCTGGGGAGCGAAGCAGGGCCATGGCGCGCACGTGACGGCCATCGACCCGTGGGACCTGGAGGGCAACGTTTACGATCCGCCCTTCACCGAGGCCGACTCCCGCCGGTGGGCGGAGTACCGCATCCGGGAACTGGGGTACCAGGATCAGGTTCTCCTGATCCAGAATTTCTCGGTGGACGTGGCCGAGAACTGGGAGGCGTTGAACGGCGCCCAGAAGGTCGGCCTGCTCTACGTGGATGGCGACCACACCAAGGAGGGCGCGCGCCAGGACATCGTCTCGTGGGCGCCGCACCTGGCGCCGGGTGCCGTGATCGCGGTGGACGACTACGGCCACCCGGACTGGCCCGGCGTCGGGGAGGCCGTGGACGAACTGGTAGCCGAGGGCTTCCTGGCGCCGATCGAGTTGTACCACGACCGGCTGGCCGTCACCCGGCTGGCCGAGAGCGCGGGAAATCGCTCTTCCGCGCTCTCGGCCATCACGAGCGAGGGAGTCTCGCCCTCCCCGGAGGAGGACTGGATGGCCGACCCCGAGGGGGTGGCCGCCCTGGAGACGTCCGCCGAGGAGTTGACACGTAGGTGTCACGTCCAGCCGGGGGAACTGGAGGAGCCGCTGGCCGGTTCCAAGATCGAGGATCTGAACACGACCCAGCTTCGCGCGCTGGCCAAGCACCGGGACATCAAGCTGGGCGCGCGCAAGGACAAGCGGGACGCGATGCTCCAGGCGCTCCGGGACGGCGCGTGAAGCTCTCGGCCAGCATCATGGCCCACCCCGACCGGGCCGACCTGGTGAGTGACCTCCAGGACCGGCTCGGCCGGGAGGTCCCGGTCCACTGGGATCCCGAGGGACCGCCCAAGGGTGACGGGGACCGGGTCTGGCGCGTGGCCCGTGCCGCGTGGCAGCTCCACGATCCGGCGGCCGACTGGCACGTCCTGATCCAGGACGACGCTCTTCCCTGTCCGGACTTCCTGGAGGGGCTGGAGCGCGCGCTCGAGCACGTCCCGCCGGACGCCACGGTGTGCCCGTACCTGGGCCAGGGTGGCGCCGCGCCCCGGAAGTGGCTGACGCTCGGCACGCTGGCCGACCAGCGCCGGGCCTCGTTCGTGGTCAGCCAGTCCCTGATGTGGGGGGTGGCCATCTGCCTCCCCGTCGCACTGATCCCGGACATGATCGCGCGTGCCGACACCATGTACCGGGTACCCGATGACATGCGAGTTGCCGGGTGGACCAAGAGACGGGGCGGGGAGGTCTGGTACACCTGGCCATCGCTCGTGGATCATCGGCCCGTAGCGTCTATCACCAAGCACCGCGCGGCCGACCGGCGCGCGGTCAGACACCACTCGGGCTCAGCGCTGGAACTGTCTTGGGGAGGTCCGGTGGTCCGTGACCCTGTGTATACCCGAATGCGGGGGCCGAGGTCGGGACCGTCGGTAAACCGCCAGGTAACCTCACTGAAAAGGCGCTTCGCACCGGAAGGGTAGGGACCAGTGCGTGACCAGACGGCGGGTTTTGCCCCCCTTGGGACGGGACATCTTCTTTCTCGTTCTGGGCGGGACGTGGGGAACGTGGACCGCGTACACAGAAGGACCGTGGCCGATCATGCTGATCAGCGCGGCGACCATGATGGGACCTGGCTTTCTCAGGCTCTGGCTCTCCGGACCCGGTATGCGGCCCAGTCTGCAATCGCAGTCGGAGGAACCGCCGGGGCTGGAGCCCTCCTCGTCGCCTGGGTCATCCGGTCCATCGGGAGCTGATGCGCGATGAGGGGTGCTCTGCGGGAACCGATGTCCCGGCCGGTCTGGCTGGTCCTGCTGAGCTGGGGCATCGCTGTCCTGGCCATCGCGGGCCTGCTCTCTTACTGGATCTGGCACAACGAGCAGGAGCAGGAGAAGGACGAGGCCCAGCTCCAGCTCGAACAGGACCGCGCGGTGTGCGCCATGATCGAGGTCTTCCTGGCTCCCCCCGCCCCGCCGGAGGGTCCCGATGGTGATCGGGGGCGGGCCATCCAGGCGTCGATGCAGGAGTGGTCCAAGGTGCTGCACTGCCAGGAGATCACCAGTGACAACCCTGGGCCGAGCCGGAACCGCGACCACAAGTAATCGCTGGTCAACCCGCGATTGAAACGTTACAGTCATGGCGTTGAGAATCTTCCTGGCTGATCTCTGGGTTGTGCCGACAAACGGCGTGACTGTATAGTCGGGTGAGATGACGACTAGACCTGTGAAGGAGTGAAGACCGTGACGACCCTGGACAACGCGACCCAGGAGCCGGACGAGTTCGTCGGCTACGGCCCGGCCGCCGAGTACCTGGGCCTCAAGCGGAACACGCTCTCCAGCTACGCCGCACGTGGCATCGGCCCCAAGGCGGACCACTACGAGGTCCGGGACCAGTACAACATGCCCGTGTTCACCAAGGCCGAGCTGGACCACTGGCGGGAGAACCGGCCGGGCCAGGGCGCCCGGACCGATCTTCTGGCCGCCAGCGCCTGACCTTTCTCCTGGCTGTAGGGGAAGAGACCCCCGGGGACTTGGACACCCCCCGGGGGTCTCTTCATGTCTCAGGCGTTCCGGCGCCGCGCCCGCTCGGCCGCCGGGCCGAACCCGGCCCGGTACGCGTGTCCCAGGAACATGGCCAGGTCGTTCTCCGTCCGGCCCTCGGCGCGACCACTGGCCCGCCAGGCCTTGTCCAGCTTGACGATCTTGCGGATAGCCCGGCCGGTCTGACGCTTGCTCATCTCTTGTGTCCTCTCGCTCCCCGGGGCCGTGCGCCCCGCTCATGAGAACTACTTTACAGGCGTGACGCTTAAGTGTCAAGAGGATGCCCGGAGAATCCCCCGGACCCCCGTTTATCAGCCCTGAACCGAGTTGATCAGTTGGAAGGCCGAGGAACGCTCCATGTTCCTGAGCACCTTGGCCACCATTTCCTCGGTACCGGTGTACTCAGAGGTCTTGGTGACCCAGCCCCGGGCCAGCGTGTTCTTCCGGTAGGTGATCTTGACGGTCACGGTAACCGGGCTGATCTTCAGACAGGCCTTGCAGTCGACCGGGGCGGAAGTGCGGGTGATCGAGTTACGGCCCATTCCCTTGCCGCAGTCCGCGTAGTCACCGGTGATGCTGTGAACCGTTGTACCGCGCCCGATCGTGCCGTTCATTTCCGTCTCCCTCGCTCGTTCCTTCTGAGAACTACTTTACAGGCGTGACGCTTAAGTGTCAACGACTGTGAAGTACTTCACAGGACTGACTGTTGGGTTGACACTTAAGCGTCACGCCTGTAAAGTAGTTCTCATCAGGACGGCGAGAACGAGGGGAACACGACGATGATCACGGTGAAGTGGACCGGCCAGCACAACGGAAACCGCGAATTCCGGACCGAGGTTCTGGCCAACCGGTTCGCCGAGGGTCTGAAGCGCACCGGCTACAAGGTCGAGATCGTTGACGAGGCTCCGGCCGAGACCCCCGCCAAGATCACCGGTCGGGCTGGCAAGGGCCTGGAGGTCCACGAGATCGTCGCCGGTGTCGCCGCCTGTGGCTCCAGCTACCGCTCCCGCAAGCTCGGCGGAACGCTGGTCACCAAGGTCACCGGCGAGGAGATCACCTGCCGGAAGTGCGCCAACCACTGAGCGAGAAAAGGCCCGGACGAAAGTCCGGGCCAGGTGTTGACACTTGAAAGTCATGGCTGTAAAGTCATATCCATCAGCGAGATCGAGGAGCCCGAGATGACGATCACCGACACCGAGACAGCGGCGTACGCCGGAGAGCCCGGGATGGTGGCTTACACCGAGAAGGCCACCGTCCGCGAGACCACCGGCTCGGCCGTGGTCCGCCTGCTGGAGCGAGTCCACGAGCGGATCCGCCAGAACCACCCGGAAGTGCCGGAGGTCGTGATCGTGACCGGCGCCGGGATCGGGTTCGGCGGCGGCAAGTGGGGCCACTTCCGCCCCCAGGGCTGGACCACCAACGCCGAGGACAAGGCCACCCACATCCACGAGATGTTCATGGCGGGGGAGACCCTGGCCAAGGGATCGCGACAGGTGCTCCAGACCATGCTCCACGAGTCGGCCCACGCGCTGGCCGAGCACCGAGGTGAGAAGGACACGAGTCGCCAGGGCCGGTGGCACAACCAGGTGTTCCTCAAGATCGCCAAGGAACTGGGCCTGGAGTACAAGGCGAACGGGCTGAAGGCGGACAAGGCCCTGGGGTTCTCCCAGGTGACCCTCACGGCCGAGACCGTGGAGGAGTACAGGGACCTCTTGGAGGCTCTGGACGCCGAGATCCACCTGATGGTCCGCCTCCCCGGGTGGCTGGGCGGGTCGTCCGACGACGACCAGGACGACAACGGCGGGGAGAACATGGGCAAGGCGCCCAAAACTGGTTCGGCCAGCACCTCGAACAACGTCAAGCTGACGTGTGACTGCGAGGAGCCCAACATCATCCGGGCATCCAAGAAGGTGGCCGCCAAGCTGGTGGTCCGGTGTGACGACTGCGGAGAACTGTTCGCCGGGAAGGACTGACCCTCCCCGATCGCGACCCCCGGCTGATTAGCCGGGGGTTGTTACTTTGTAGGCAGTGCTGTAATGTAAGAGACGGTGGGAGAGGCCCGCCGATGGGGAGGACTGACATGACATATCCGATGACCGAGTTGAAACGGGTTCAGCGGATCCTGACCGGGATCGACGACCTGGATGCCGTCGGCCGGGCCGTGGAGCGCGAGCGCGAGATCCGGATCGGTATGGCCCGGACCGGTGAGGGGCGCCAGGTCGTGGCCGAGTTCCTGGACGCTCAGGCGGCCATGGACGACGAGGCCGTCCTGGACCTCACCGAGGGTCAGCCGACCACACTGGTGGACGCGCTGAGCCGCTATCTGACCGAGCTGGAGGGTCGGGACGAACTCCAGCCGCGCGCACGCGTGGCGGGGGAGCTGGCGGCTCTGCTGGCTTACCCGTGGCCGGAGGACGAGCGCCGGATCCAGCTTCACGACGTTCACCACGGCCTGGCGCTTCACTTCGCTGAAAGCCCGGACGGGGACCTGGAGATCCGGATGGGGAGCAACCGTTGGCTGGTGGCGACGGTCCCGTCTGGCGTCCGGGGTGAGAACGCCCGGACCGGCCGGGAGGTGGCCGAGGCCGTCTACCGGGCCACTCTGGCGCGCGTGATCGCGGACCGGGAGCACATCGTCATCCTGAACGCGGCCGAGACGGCCCAGCTTCGGCGCTGGCTGAACGGCGAGGAGAGTTCCGGCCGGATCGGTGACCGGCTGACCCTGGAGCCCGCCGGTGGCGGAGTCTGGATCCGGACCCGGCCGTACGGCCACCAGAGCATTCCGCGTAACCGAGACTGACCAGCGGAAACGGCGGTCCTCCTCCCCGGGGTTGCAAACCTTGCAGTCTATACGGTAAGGTTTCAGCCAGAAGGAAGGAGGGCCGTCGATGCGGCTCAAGGTAGAGATCAACGATCTGACGCCGGACCAGTGGAACCACGTTCAGAGCCTTCTCCAGGCCAGATACGAGATCCCGGAGGGAGCGGGCCGGGCCTGCTTCACCGTGATCCACGGCGAGGAGGAGCGGCACGTCGAGATGCCCGCGTCCAAGGTCTCGGGAGTGCTGCTGGGCCTGACCCTGGTCCCCACGTTCCGGGAACTGGCGAAACATCTCAAGTTCGCCATGGCCGCGCTGACGCCGGATGACGACCGGCTCCCGAGAGGGTTCGAGCCGGAGTTCAAGGGTCCTGACGCGTGAGTGTCAAGAAGCTAGGGGGCCTGGACCTCTCCATCACGGCGCCTGGTGCCGCATGGACCGGAGCCGCCGGGGAGGTCGAGACCCGGTTGATCAAGCCCGTTGGAAACGGTGATTACCGGCTGACCAGCATCCGCGCCCAGATCCTGGAGGTCGTCACCGGGGCCGAGATGGTCCTGATCGAGGGCTACCTCAACAAGTCGATGACCGCCGGAATCACCGGGATGGTCCACGGTGCGGTCCGGGAGGGCTTGATCCAGGCCGGTCTCCCATACGCCACGTTCCCCCCGGCCAGCCTCAAGAAGTACGCCACCGGGTCCGGCGGAGCGAGCAAGACGGATATGGCCCTGGCCGCGTACAAGCGCGGCGGGATCGAGTTCACGAACGACAACGAGTGTGACGCATGGTGGCTGTGGGTCGCGGTCAACGACTGGACCGGCTCCCCGGTGTTCGTGCTCCCCAAGGTTCAGCGTGACTCGCTGACCAAGATCAAGATGGAGGTCTAGGCCGTGAGCCTGGAGAAGCGCAAGGAAGAGTTGCGCCGGGAGATCGAGCGCAAGGCCCGATACCTGGAGACCCTGGAGGCCATGCCGGACTTCGGCATGCTGGCCGACGGGACCGTCCTGGGACTGGTCGTCACCTTCGGCCCGAGCCGGGGCTACCCGGTGATCGCGTACAAGGCGGACGGGTTCTGGTTCGTCACCGGCAAGCGCGGCCCGGACGGCGCCACCTCGGACGCGCTGGCCGAGTGGCTGATGTCCGGCGGCCGTCACCTCCGGGCGGCCCAGGTGCTGGCCGAGTTCGCGGTGGAGTCCATCCCGGTGTTCGACCTGGGCGCGGCCTTGAACGGATTCCTGGACGGGCTCCAGGAGAACCGGCGCCGGATCAAGGACGACTCGGAGTACAGCAACGACCCGAGGGAGCTGTGATGGAGGACAAGGTGAAGGTGACACTCCCCTTGGAGCGGGAGACTCCGGGCGCCCTGGTCTACAAGGTCAAGGACATCCGATCGGTGGCCGTCGGCCAGGTCTACGTCCGCAAGGACAAGATGCCCAAGGTCAACGGGGAGTGGCCCAAGGCGATCACCATCACGGTGGAGGCGAACGCGTGACGGAGGAGCAGTGACCGAGAGGTCAGAGCGACGGACCGAGCCCCGAAAGAGGCTCGGTCCGATAGCCCAGCGTAGAAAAGACCTCAAACAGTTGTGGTGGGATTCAAAGAATGCGGGTAATTCGCCGCTGAAAGCGATGGAAGAAGTCATCGCAGAATCCACGTTGATCGAGGTCACGCCCGAGTTCGTGAATATTCTCCTGAAGACTTTCCAGGACTCTGGAGATATTCATATCGCAATTAAATCCGCTTTGTGGACAGCCGGAATCGGGGTAATCGAAAATGACTGACGACGCCATGACCTACTTCCCGGCCGAGGTCGAGCAGGCCGAACGGGAAAAGCGGGAACGGGCGGCGCGTGAGGCGGGTCAGGTCGAGAGGTACCTGGCCCGCTCCGGCGGCAAGCTCGGGTGCCCACACCCGGCCCACCGGTTCGCCAGCCCGAGGAAATCGCCCAGTCGTCTCATCCTCCCCGAGTGCGCCGGACGTGGTCCGTGGCTGGCCGCGCGCAAGGAGGGTCTGGGCGGTTCCGAGGTCGGCGCCCTGATCGGGGTGAACGAGCACGAGACGGCGATGTCGATCTGGAACAAGAAGAAACGGACCGAGCCGGACGTGGAGCTGACCGGCGCTCCGATCGAGTGGGGCCACCGGCTGGAGGACGTGGTGGCTCAGAAGACCGCCGAAGAGATCGGCATGGTCTCGAGATTCGGGGGCGGGCTCTGGGCCATGAACGGCAAGGAGCACATCCGGGTGACCCCCGACCGGTTCGCGTGCAAGCCCCGGTCCTGGAAGGCCGAGGCCGTTATCGAGTGCAAGACCGCCGGTGACGATGAACACTGGGAGTCCGGCACGATCCGGCCGGGCGGCCGGGGGACCGGTTCGGCGCCGATGTCGTACCAGGCCCAGATCCAGTGGCAGATGGGCATCCTCGGGCTCCCCGTGGGCTACCTGGGATGCTTCCACATCGACCGGTCCCGCCAGTTCTTCACGGTGGAGGTCCACTTCGACGAGGCCTGGTTCGCCGAGATGATGGAAGCGGCCGACCGGTTCTGGGCCGAGAACATACTGGGGGACGAAATCCCCCTCCACGACTACCGGCACCCGATCACCGAAGGCCTGCTCAAGGAGCAGCACCCTACGGTGCTCTCCCCGTCCACCGATCTTCCCGACCTGGCCGAGGAGTGGCTGAAGGACTACCAGGTGGCCAAGAAGCGGTTCGAGGAAGCGGACCGGGACTTCACCGCTATCAAGAATGAGTTCCGGGCCTGGACCGGAGACGCGGGCGCGGCGTACCTGGGTGATGAGAAGATCGTCGGATACCCCGAGGTCCCGTCCACACGTATCGACGTGGAGGCGCTGAAGAGGGATTACCCCGAGGTGGCCGAGGCCGTCACGGTCAGGAGCCGGTACCGGCGGATGACCATCCGGGTGCCGAAGAAATACAAGCTTTCCTCATGACCAGGGCCGGGACCGCGCGGCGTAGATTACGCGGCTTTCAGCGCCAACTGATCGCCGGTATTCCTGGAACAACGTCGCGCGGCCCGGACCCTGACATGTAAGCGTCAAGATTGCGACATTCCCGGCAACACTGTAAGGTGAGACCCGTAAGACAGTAGGGGAGCAGGACCGGGCTGGGAGACGCGGGCCATGCTGACGACCAGGAAAGACTGGTGCCGGTGGGTGCGGAACGTTTCTGGCAATGCGTCCAACGCCCAACAGTCCCACCGGCGCTAGTCCCGGTATACGGAGGTATCAACGACCGGTTTCGGTCGGGCCAGGTGCGACTCCTGGCCGGGGCACGAGTCCACTGTCGGTTTGCGGGCACCTTCAGGACTTTCAAAAAGGAAGCGGATCCGCGCCTTGTTCCGAGGCAGATATCGGGGCAACGACCCGGCCGGGCGACACGACTTCGGGATATGACCCGACTCGGCCGGGTCACACCAGAAAGCGCAACTCAACTACCACTCAACTCAAGGAGCACGACATGGCCAAGGCCACCGGTACCGCCACCCCCACGGACGCCGATTTCGACGAGGCGGCCGACCTGTTCGGGGCGGACGGTGCCAGCACGGCGGACACCGACTTCGACGAGGCTGACGACCTCCTGAACTCGGTGGACGAGGACGACGCGGAGGGCTGGGTCCCGACGGAGCGTGGAGAGGCCGTGTCCGGCGTGGTCGTCAAGGTCGGGGAGACCCGGTCGGACTTCGCCACCTCCGAGGAGGACGCGATGTGCCCGACGGTCACCGTCCAGACCAAGGATGGGGACAAGTACCGCATCATCGGGTACGGCGCCGTTCTGCGGCGTGAACTCCAGGACGCGGCCCCGAAGGTCGGTGACCTCCTGGCGGTCAAGTACTGGGGCGAGAAGCCCATCAAGAAGGGCCGCTTCCAGGGCAAGATGTACAAGCACTTCTCGGTGGCTGTGAAGCACCGCTGACCTTCCCCGCCCCTGATAGTCCCGAGGGCCGCCCGGTTGCCGCCGGGTGGCCCTCATCCCTTTTCTGGAGGTAATCATGACCACGTTCAAGATCGACAACGCCATGGTGCCGGACGGGACCGTCCTGCTCATGGGAATCCGGTACGAGGCTCAGACCTCGGACAAGGTGTGGACCTACGCGCTGTTGAAGGCCGGTGGGCTCTGGTACGTCAGCGGTTCCGGCGCCCCGACGGCGGCCGGGTGGACCGCCATTAACCGATGGCTGGAGCGGGACGGCCGGATCGTGCTCTGGGTCAAGGCGGCTACGTCCTGGGCCGAGGTCTTCCCCTCCCCGGTTGACACCTCCCAGGCGACCGAGTAACCTCGCAGTCATGACGTCAACGAATCACATCAAGGACGGGTGCCCGGTCTGCATCGTCCGGGCACTCACCGAGGGGGAGCCAAAAGTCTGGTTCCCGAGCGAGCCCGCCACCGTCAAGGGGGTGGTGCTCTGGGTCGGGACCATCCCGAACCGGTTCGCCGTGCTGGCGGTCGACACGCTTCCGGTGGTGGACCTCTGGCTGAGCGGCACCGACCGGGTCCGCCTGGTCGGATACGGGAGCCTGGGCCGGGACCTGGAACGGCTGGCGCCGACGGTGGGTGACACGCTGACGGTGCAGTACACCGGCCAGGCCACCATCTCGTCCGGCAGGTACGCGGGCCGGGCCTACCGAAAGTACGAAACCGAGATCATGAGGGGGCACTGATGCTGTCCGTTCGCCCCTATCAGCGCCGCGCTCTGGACGCCATCGAGGAGGCCGAACGGGAGGGCCTACGGCGCCCCCTGCTGGTCTACCCCACCGGCACCGGCAAGACCGTGATCTTCTCCCATGCTCTGAAAGAGCGTGCGGAGAAGGGCCGGGGCCTGGTCCTAGTCCACCGGGAGGAGCTGGCCGCTCAGACCGTCGAGAAGATCCGGATGGTGGCTCCCGAGCTGACGACCGGCATCGTCAAGGCCGACCGGAACGAACTGGACGCGGACATGGTCGTGGCCTCGGTCCAGACCGTGAGCCGGGACAAGCGGCTGGCTGAGCTGGCGCTGAGTGCCAAGTCCTCCCCGTTCGGCACGCTGATCGTGGACGAGGCCCACCACGCACCGGCACCGA